ACTTCCAGCCGGCGCGGCTCCTCCGGAAAGCTGTTCTCGGAACTCATCGAAGCCGTTCCTCTCGTCGGGCATGTTGAGCCGGTTCTTGACCGCAACCCACCGCGTCGCAGCCTGCATGACCGCCAATCTCTTATCAAGCGGCAGCTTCTCCGCCTCCTCGATGATGCTCCGCATCATTTCGTCGGCGGAGTTAACGACATCGCTGCGCTGCCCCAAGCTATTGGCCATGCTTATCTATCCTGCAATCGTACACCCCGGCGGTGCGCTTTGATGTCCTGCAACGTCTGATACCGTTGCAGCTTTGACGGATTGGTGATGCTCGTCGGGGCCGGGACAAAGCCGAACTCGTTCATGATCACGGCAAACACGTCGGCCCCCTCCTTGATCTGCCGCTGTATGCCCCTGAAGCCAAAGGGCATGAACTGGTTCAGCGCATACTCCGCCAGCTGCACAGGCTGCGGCGTCGTCCTCAACGGGTCCCTTATTGGCCTTCCCCAGTAGTCAGCGTTCTTCCAGAAGACCTCGTTCGCGCTCGACCACAGAGGATGCAACTTATTGAGGACCGTGCTCGCCGGATCATAGTTGTAGGCAAACACATCCTTGACATACGTCGGCAACGAGACTCTCTCGGGCAACCCGTCGGGCGTGTTCCTGCCAGTCTTCGGGTAGAAGTAGTCCAGCAGTTCCGTCGGCCCCTTGCCTGTATACAAGTAGTTCCACACCGCTCCCTGCAAGGCCACATAGATCGGCAGGGCCGCACTGTACCTCATCCTCTCGGTGATCTCGGCCGGCGCAGTCCCCGTCACCACATTATGCGTGGCCTTGATCGCATCAAGCAGGCCGCCGCCCAACTCCCGCTGCGTGCCCAGGTTCCACCCCACCGCCCGCACCATCAGAAAGCTCAGGTCCTTCACGGTCTTCGACCAAAAGAGATTATCGTAGACCATCTCGCCCAGGCGGTTATCGACACTGTCCCAGGCCTTTTGCATCCCCGCGACAAACTCCTCTTGGGTGCCATGAGGATGTGTCTTAATAAATTCACTCGCCATGTCCTGGAAGACGCCCATCTTCACCCGTGGCACGAACGCCACCATCAACGGCTCGATGGTCGTCTCCAGGGTCCGCCCGGCCAGCTTGAAGCCCTGCACAACCTGCCTTGCCACCGGCGTCTTCACCCCCACCGACTTCAGCGTGTCATTGATGCTCGCCCCCAGATACCCTCCCTTGATCGCCCGGAAGAAACCCCCCATTCCGTTGGACCGATACATCATGTCCATGGTGACCCGGCCGCCGCTGGCCTCGAAGGCCCGGATCATCTGAGCTATCTCAGGCGTCGCCTTATTGGGATCAAGCAGGGCCGCTTCCAGCCGCTTCCCCCTGATAAGCTGCCTGACCCCCGATGACAACGGCCCCACCACCGGCAGGGACGCGGACAACAAGGTGGCCGCCCGCCCGAACTCCCCTCTCCCCACCGCCCGTGGCACCTGTGCCAGCGCCGACACCCCACTATCCATGCTGACCATCGCCAGATGGAAGGCACTCAACGACAGCTGCGCCATGTTGAGCGTGTTGCCCACATGTCTCAGGATGTCCCCCAGCTTGCTTGGGACTAGCCCCGGCGACACGTAGTTGTTGAACACCCGGGCCACCGGCTCCGGCGCATACCATCGCCCCAGATACCTCACGCCGGGGAAGAACTTGTGGAACTGCTCCTCCAGCTTCTCCACCCGCTGCGTCTCGGAGATACGCACGCTTGGTTTGACACTATCGATGACGCCCTTGAGGCCCCTATTGGTGGGCAGGTTCAGCCAGTCCTTCACAAACTTCTCGGCGTCGGGCGCGATCTGCCTCAACAAGTGGGGCGCATGCCAATAGGCGTGGAAGAAGTTGGCGATCCGCTCCTCGTCGTTGATCAGATACGCATAGTGCTGTGGATACTTCGCCTGTAGCACAGCAGCCGGCATCGCCTCCCGCGCCAGCCCCAAATCTTTCAGCTGGTCCCAGGCCGCCGGGTTCTGGTTCTTCATCAGGTCGCTGATGCGGAAGTTGTAGTTCATGTGGTGGCCGATCTCGTGCAACAACACGAGGTCACCATGTCCATACCGAGTGACCAGCTTCTTGCTATAACGGTTGGTGTAGCCGAAGGCACCGCCCGCCGGGTTGGCCGGGTTCAACACCGGGTCTTCATGGGCAAACAGGCGCTCGGGCTTGATGCCTAGGTACTTGGCTACGTCCTCGACGCCCTGTCTTAGCCCGACATCAAAGCCCTCACGGTGAGTCGCCTCCAGCGTGAAGGTCTTGTTGACCTCCGCCGGCGGCAACCGGGCCTCGAAGAACTTGTCGTCAAGGGGGACCAACCCCTCCCTCCTGGCAAACGCTTCCTGCCCACCCCACCGGGCAAACCTCAGGTAGGGCAGCTTCTTCAGCTCTCTTCCTATAAGGGTCCCATAATAGTAGTGGTCCATCCCCTGCATACGGAGGAGGGCCATCTCGATGGGGTTGTCGGTGACCAGTTCCATGCCCTTGTCGATGCTCTCCCGCATCGTCGGCACAGTCCTCTTCAAGAGGCCGGCGGCCCCCTTCGACCCCTGGAGGGGCCTCCTGGACGTAGCGGCGGCCTGGGCCGCCTGGAAGGCGTTGACCTCCTTCTCGGCTACATCCGGGTCCCGGAACATGCGTGGCCAATAGGTGCCGCTGGCGCTTCTCAAGGCCCCGATGCTGGTCAGCCGTCCCTCGGCGTCATCGATCAGCCGCCTCAACTCCTGGACCAGGGGCTGCAATCCCGTCGGCAGCGGGGCCGCTGCAGGGTCGGCATCCATGTGGTAGTTGAAGTTCATCCGGTCATCGTGGCTCAGGCCGCCAACAACCTTCTGGAACTTCTCCAGCGCCTCCCTTTGCCGGAAGCCTTCCAGCCCCCGCAGCGTCAGGTTCCTTGAAATGATCCGCCCTGTCTCGGCGGCCCGCCCCACCCGCTGTGTAATGATCGGTGGCAACCCTGTCGCCGGGTCCACCTTGCCCGGCCCTATATTCCCGAACCTGTCAACCTTGCCGCGCAGAGGTATCTGCGCGCCGGTCGCCGGGTCCGTGACCAGCCTCGGTATCTTCTCGGTCCGCGTCGTCGCCGAGAAGGTCTTCTCCGCGAACTGGCCGACAGGCCCCTCCCTCAGCGCAGTGGCGGCCTTGCCCAATCCGGTCAGCGGCCCCACCGCCATCAACGGGTCCATCGCAAACTGGGTGGCGATGCTGCCCGCCGATCCCAGACTGGAGGCCAGCCCCCGCACCGGGTTAGCTTTCAACCCCGCCGCCTGGGCCGCCTTCCCCCCGTATGTCTCGAACGGCTCGGCGGCCATTTCGATGCCGGCCTCGACTGGCGACATCACATAGGCGGCCCCCTCGCCCACCGTCTTCAAAGCGTTCCACGCATGCCCCAACACCGTGTCGTGCTTCCAGAAGTCCTTGGCCGCCTGCGTCATGCTGTCGAAGTGCTCGGTGGCGTGTTGGCGTTCTAGCCTCGGAAACTCGGCAAGCTCCTCACCAAACGTCTGTGGGAAGCGCCTCGGTTCCTCCGCCGGCCGGGCCTCGGGTCCAACGCCTTCGCCCCGCCGTCGAGCACCAAGCTGCTGAAGCGTCAAACCCTGTGTTGGTTGCCGGGAAACATCCGCTGGAGCTGCCGGACCAGGTGCAGCGTCTTGCCTTCTCTGACGACGTTGCTCGGCAAGCTCTTCGAGCGTCGGCATCTTTTATAACCCATACTGTGGAGCGAGGCCGATGGCATCCGGCAGGGACTGCCCGCCAACAGCTCCCGTCGGCGTCTCTACAGTCGGCGGCCACAGGGCATCAAAGTCCTCCGCCGCCCCACCAAGCTCTATATACAGCGCCTTGGACTGCTCACGATCAGCGCCGGCCGCCCTGGACTGCTGGACACCTCTATCCAGTTCCGCCTTAGCCGCGTCTTCCTCTGGCCGCACCGGACCCGTTGTCGTCGTCCCATCCGGCAAAGTGTACGTGGGGGCCACAAACTTCGGCTTGATCGCCTTCTCAAACCTCTTGTAGAGCGGCGTGCTCCGGTTGGGGTCCATGCTCGACTTGATCAGGTTCTTGTACTCGTCGGCTGATCTCTTGTTGTACCCACGATCCGCCAACTCCTTATCTGTCAAGGGTGCCTCAGGATGCGTCTGACCGTCGAGCACATCCTGCTCAAAGGTCGCCGGCCAATCGTCGGCCCCGAAGGCCTTGCGGGCCGCATCGATCTGGGCGTTCTCCTCTAGCTGCGACGCTGTCAACCCCTTGGTGCCGGTCCTTCCTACCGCCGCCGCCTTCAGATGCAGATCGGCTATCTCGGCGGGGCTGGGGGCATGGCCCAGCTGTCGCACCAAATCCTTGTAGTAGACCTTGGTGTTGCCGGTCAGCCCATAGGAGCCGTCCTTCTTGTCGGCGGCCTCCTCGACAAACGCATCCATGTCGGCCTGGTACTTCAGCCGCAGCTGCTCCCGTCTTAGTTGGGTGAGGTCGTTCTTCTCGATCCTCTCGTACACTTCCTTCCACTGGTTGCTCTGGGCCAGTCTCAGGTCCTGGTCCATCTGCCACAGCCGGAAGTAATCCGTCAGCTTGTGTTGCTTCTCGGCCTCCGTCAGCGTCAGGTCGCTCACGATGTTCCGGATGCCCTGGTTCTGCATCTCGAAGGCCGTGTGGGCCATGTTGGTCTGCGTCTTCCACAGGTCGACATTGTTGGCGAACTGGGCATCATTGCCCTCCTTCAACCCCTGGAGGGCACCCGACATCGCGTTGATCGCCCCAAGGCCCGGCCTTCTCGTCGCAAAGCCGCCCATCGCTACCAGGAATGTAAGAAGGGGCGTGATCCCGCTGGCGGCCTCCATCGGCGTCCGCGACGTGGGCATCTTGGTGGACAACTGCTGATACTGCTTGGCCAACCTATCGGACTCGTCCATCGCCTCATGGAGACGCTTGTGCATCTCCTCCGATGCCGGGTCACTGGCCCGGATGATCTTCTCCAGTTCAGTCATCCTGACGCGGCCCGCATCAATCGCCTCTTGATTGGTCCGCTGCATGTTGGCGAAGGCCTCGTCGGACCGCGCCTGGCCGGCGCTCCCCTGCCCCAACGACGGCCACAGGCTGTGCAGGACATTGTCGATGCTCGCGTACTGCCCGGCCTTGAAATCGGCCAGGAGGTCCCGCCCCGTATGGGCCTTGTAGGCTTGGGCGGCCATCATCAGGTTGCCCTTGATCTGGTTCTCCGGCGTCATCCGCGTGTCGCCATTCAAGAACTTCGGGGCAATCGTGTTTACCCAGGTGTCGTACTCGTCCTGGAAGTAACCATAGGCCGAGGTCGGCCTGCCATCTGGCCCCACATCCCCCGGCCAGCCCAGCGCCTTAGGATGATTGGTGTTGGCCCCCTCCCATGGCTTGCCATTGTAAAGCTCGGTGAAAGCACCAGTGCCCTGGCTCTTGTGCTCACCCTTGGTGATGTAATTGGCCAGGGAGGCCCAGTCGGCGGCCGTCTCCTTAGGGAAGCCGGACCTCACCACCAGATCGGACGTGACCGCCCCCGGCCAGGCCCCTCCCGTCGGCGGCTGCGCGCTCGGGTAGAGCGATGATACCGGCGGCCGGACCCCGGGCGCGTCGGTCGAGAAGGTGGCCGGCGCTTGCTCGTGGGGCCGCAGGTTGCTGACATCGTCCTTGTTGGCCGGGGTCTTTCCTTCGGGGTCGGGCCGCTCCACCTCCTTGCCCTCGGCTTCTGGAGGGGGGACCGGCTTGACCGGCACGATAGGCTTATAGTCCGAGAACTCCTTCGCCGACTTGACCGCAGGTAGCCCCGACAACAGCCCGCTCGACTTGACCGCCGGCGTGTTAAAGCCAAACATGCCGGGGATGGCACCCAACGGATCGGCGTACCCGGTCATAGCCTAGGCCGTCACGTTAACCGTGGAGGGGCTGATCTGCGACAGCGCCAGGTTCTTGCTCAGATTGGCCAGCGCCGTGTTCAACTCGTTGTCGGCCTCCAGTTGCAACTTGGCTACACCCAGGTCCGCCTGACTGATCGTCTGCGCGGCATTGGTGACCGCGTTGGCCGCATTGGTCACGCCGCCGGCCGCCCCAGTCTCGGTGCTCACTGCCTGGTTGAGGCCCTGGATGCCATTCAAGATAGAGGTCACCCCTGCCAAGGCATTGCCGCTTGCCGTGCCGGACCCCTGCGCCTCCTGAATGCCCTGGCTCACCAGGCTGGAGAGGATGCCCGGTATCTGCGCGATGATGTTGCCGGCCCCGGCCCCAATATCCAACGCCTCGGTCGAGGACCCCGACAATCCAAGGTTAGCGTTTCTGTTGGTGATCGCCCCCCGGCTCGCCGCCAGTGCTGACCTGATGGAGTCGCTTATTCCTGGAGGCAACTGGCCGGTCGTCTCGGCAGCCAACAGGGGTGTAGAGGCTGCACCCAACCGCGCCGACAAATCACTCTGTTGGGCGATGATCGGCGACGCACTCTGGATCGCCGTCGCCAGCCCCCCTTGAGCCGCCGGTATAAGTTGCTGGGCCGCCGTCTGGAAGCTCTGGTTGGCCGGACCCTGCGCCTGGAAGGCATTGGCCCCGGCTTGCGTCGGCGCATTGGTCGCCTGACCCGGCACCGTCGGCTTGTTGAGGAAGTTCATCCCCAGCCCACCAACAAGCCCCGCCAGGCTCAACAGCCCCTGGTTCTCGTTGGCCCAAGCCTTGAGGTTGCCGAACCACCCCTTGTCCGCCCCTGCCTCATCCGCTGTCACACTGCTCGACAGGTCCGTCCCGCTCACAGTTCCCTTGGTTGCCCCAGGGAAGAACTCCCCACCACTCGCAGGCGTCGTGGTCGGCGTCGTCGTTGGCGTGGTCGTTGGTGGCGTGACCGCTGCTGTGTTGACAGGCCCCGTCGTCGTTGTCGTAGCGGGTGGGGTCGTCGGCGACGGAGCAGCGGTGGTCGCGGCTGTCGATCCCGACACATCAGTGGTGGTGTCCAGCCCACCAATGCTGGGGGTTTGAAGCTCGATGGGAGCGGCACCCGGCGCAGGCGGACCCGCTGCCGCCCCACCCGTCACTAGCGAACTGCTGCCGCCGGCCGGCGCACTCTGAGGAAGACCAGGCGCTCGTATCCCCGACGGCAAGGTTCCCGTTGGCCCACCCAGGTTCTGGTCTGTCAACACAGTGGGCTGTCCCCCCGCTGCGCCGCCGACCCCACTAGGCGCAGGCAGACCTACCAGCGCCGGCATGTCCTGCGCCATCGCCGTGCCGATGGGATTGATCGCACCAAGCACACTGCTCGGCGACGGCAATGGGATGCCAAAGAGGCTCGGCCCCGCCGCCGCAGAAGGAGCCGCCGCTGCCTCGGGGGCCGCCGCTGCGACATTGACATCCGGCAAAGCGATACCTGTCGCCGTTGCGTCTGTCGCCGGCAGGTAACCAAAGGCCTGGAGGAATTGTGCCGCCTCGGCCGGAGTAGCAAAGCTGCCCGATGCGAACGCCTCGCCTATCAGTTGCGGCGCGAACTGCTCCCCTACCGCCGCCGTCTCGGCTCCTAGTTGCCCCGATCCAAGTACCTCACCTAACGCCTGTGTCTGACCCAGCTCCCCTGCCCCGCCCGGCTCTTGCAACAGGGTGGCGGCCCTGCTCAGGTTCGGCTGGATTTGATTGGCAATCTGCTCCGGGCTGAACTCAAAGCTGGCATCGGGTCCCAAGCCTGCCGCGCCCCCCACACCACCTTCAACACCACCAAAGGCACCAATGGCGCTCGGTATGGCTCCGCCAAGCGCCAACGCTCCCGCTCCTACGCCGCCAAGGATGTCTCCCAGCCCGACAGTCGCTCCGAGGACCTCGGGTGCCACCGCGCTGACAGCCACCTCCGGCAGGACAATCTCCGGCAGGATGGCAGCCGAGAAGATGTAGCACCGAAAATGTGCGTCGGGATCAGTCCACGGAAAGCTTTTCATCCGAGGCTTCCCCTATCAAGCGAGTGTAGTTGACCTCGGTAATTCTATAGCCCAAAAGCGTGAGGAAGGCATCCGCTGCATTGGCTTCCGTCTTCACCCGGATGTTGATGATCTGCGCGCCATACCGCTCTACAGCGTATCGCTCGACAAAACGGATCAGCGTCCGTGCATGTCCACGATACTCGGGTCGCATGTAATAAACAAGTGCACCAAGGGTGACGACCCGCTCTTCCGGTTTCGTCAGACTATTGCGGTGCAAGTCCCGCCCAAGAACACCTATGAAATATCCTGCAAATCCCCCTGCTTCATTACTCGCCATCACCGTCAACAGGCGGCCCGCTGCGGCGAGCATCCGGTACTCTTCATAATGTATACATCGGGTGAACTGGTCGCGGTAACTGCCGACCTCTTGCCAATGAGCGTCCAGCACTCCCTCGATCTCGGGGAGCGCCTCGTCGAATGTCGTGACCCTACAGCGGATCATCGAGGAAGACATCGACGATCAAGTGCACACGGCCCTCTGCCCCATCATTGCCCGCCGAGTGCTCAATATGCTTGTCAAAGGCCCCGATCATACCCGCCGGCAGATGACAGCGCCGCTCTCCCCAAGCGAGCCACGCACCAGGGTTGGTCACCAGTGCCAGGTGATAACGCTCCGTCGCCTCGGCATAGACGCCAATATCAACATGGGGTGTCACTCGGCCGCCGGGAGCCAGACGCACCAACATCGCCCGGCCCGGCCGGCCCTCAACCCGCAGCGCAATAGCCGCGACCGCCTTGGCCAGCACGCCTTCGCAATGTCGTGTGCCTACCACCTCCAGCTGGTGCAGCACATCCCGTGGCCGGTCGCCCGGTTGCCGCCGCAGGAAGATCGTCTCGCTGTCCCGGTGCGGCGTGTAAGGCAACCGCTGCCGCCACCGCTCTTCCTGCCACGCCTCCTCTAGCTTGGGCAGCACACCCAGGATCGCCTCAATGTCGTAGTTATAACCAAGCATCTCATCCACCAACGAGGACACCCTGCGCCGCGAACACCTGGTAAACGCTGGTGTGCTCCGAGTAATTGACGCCGACAAAGGCGTCCAGGTTCTCCTTGTTGGTGAAGTCGTACTTGGTCAGGTCGTCGCCGGTCAGGCCAAAGGCGGCGTTCATCGCGTTGTGCTTCTGCTGGTGATTGATCAGCCAGAAGAAGGCGTTGTCGAGACTTGGCAAAGGATCAAGCGGGATCATCGGCTGCGGGAAACCGGCGGCCAGCAAAGCGGCATCGATGTCGTCATGGTCGCGAGCATGCGCAAAGCTCCACGCCGACAGTTGCTGCGGCGTGTTGCCTGCCGAAAGTATCCCCACCAAAGTCATCACAGCTTGTCGAGCAAGTTGGCAAGTTCGTCGCGCCGCTCCCTGATGTAGGCCCGGATCGCTGCCATCTTCTCCGGGTCCTCCCGGATGCCGGCGGCCTCGATCAACACCCGCGTCCACTGCTCGATATGGAAGCGGTGCATCTCTGCTTCGGGCACAGCCGTCTGCTGGAGTTGGGCCACCCCGTTTGCTTCACACTCTCCCATCAGAAGCCTCCTCCCCGGCTCTCGCCCGAACGGTTGGTGTTGGCCGCCGGCCGCTCGATGGTCTTGGTCCCCACTTGTGTGGTGTCCATGCAACCTCTTCCGAGAAAGCCATTCGCGAAAGGAGACTGCGACCCTTGCTCGTAGGTCTTCCCATTGGGCGTCACGTTGCACACATGGCCCTGTGGCCAGTCCGCCTCGTCGGGCTTGTTCCATCTCGGCATCACTTCCTCCTCTTGAACCAGCTCTTCAACCACTCCCACCAGGTCATCCGCTGGGGGCTGAGGACCTTGACCAGGACAGGTGCCCAGCCGGCTAGTATCTCCAGCAGGTCGATCCCCATGATCTGACCTAGCTCGGCCAGCTTGTCGGGGTCGTAGCCGGCCTCACGCAGCTTCCAGCCCAGTTCGATGGGGGTGATATGATCGGGATCGTAGACTTGGACAGCCATCAGGCCAGTCCCGTCTTGATGGCTAGCCACTCGGGGACCAGCATGGTCGGCTCGTCCCATTCGCACTGGCTCTTGGGCAGCCACACTGCTCTGCGGCCGTCGGCGAACTTCCAGGCAAGCTCTGTCTCGGCGAGGATTTCGCCGGAGAACTCGTGCATCTCGTCGTCGCTAGAAGGCCGGGGCATCGGGCAGCCATGCTAGAGCCATGTAATTGATATTATTCGCCGCCACCGTCGAGGTCAATGTCCACCCCAGATAGTGGCCCCAGACGCCCTGGGCATCCTGATACTGGACCGCGAAGCTTCTCCCATACGCGCCTGGTGGTGCGGGCATAATGACGCCAGGGTTGGGATAGCTCAGCGTACCCAGCGGGACATCGCCAAACTCTGAGTGGATCGTCACCGCGTAGTTCATGCTCTGCTCGGCGGTCAGGTAGAAGCGCATGGCCCGCTTGGCTTTCAGGGCCGACGTAGCTCCGTAGAACTTGCTGATCATGGTCTTGGTCAGCGTGACACTAGGTCTGGAGAACATCTGCCAGATATGTTGGTGGTCGGCCCCGTAACCAATGAACTGACCCCCCACGCCAACAGTGGCCAGGTAGAGCATCAGTTGTTCCTGCGTAGCACTAAACCATTTAAATCCGTCCCACAGCAGCAGCAGGTTCCGCACCAGGTTCTGGTAGGGATCAACTACTTGCAGCGATATACAATAACACTTGATACCAAACAGGTGGACCGTGCAGGCCGTCGGCAGAATGCCGGACTGATCGGGCAGGTTATTAAACAGGTCGTCGATGTCGGTGCTGATCTTTCTTACAGAGGACCCGTACAGCCCGTAGATGCCGGTGGGGTTGGCGAAGATGATCGCCTCGCCAAAGTTCTGGATGGTCTGCGGCCAAATGCAGCCTACCTGCGGGTCCACATTAGTCACCGTGAAACTGGTGCTGGTCACCCCCGGCGAGGTGCTCGTCGCCCCCACGGTCGTCGTCGTCGGGTTGCTGATAGCATTGACAGAACTATCACCAAACTCGTAGAGGAAGCCCGACGACTGCGCCAGCCCCAACAAATGGTAGATCAGGAAGTTGTCGTTGTTCTGAGAGATGATGCCGCCAGCCGCCGCCGAGAAGTCGGACACGCTGCCGCCGGCCGTCGTGTACCGGAACGTGTTGTTGACCATCCACACCCGGTTCTTGAAGACCTGGATGGCCGCTCCGCTGACCGGGTTCTGCCCACCCTGCGGCATCAGCTCGACGGTGGCCGTGGCTACGTTGGGGTTGCCGCCGACAAAGGTCACCACCGCATCGTGGTAGTCCTGCCCCGGATTAATGACAGTCACGCTGGTGACGACGCCGGCCCCCATGTTGGCCGTCGCCACCGCACCAAAGCCAAAGCCGAAAGGATCGGTGATGCTTACCGTGGGTGTGCTGGTGTAGCCGGCCCCACCGTCGGTCACCGTCACCGTGTTGATCCCGTTGAGGCTGACGATGGCGATGCCGGTCGCCGTGTTGCCGCCGCCGGCCGGAGCACCAATCGTCACTGTGGGCGCACTGGTGTAACCAACACCCGGCGTCACCACACTGATCTGGGTGATGCTGTTGGCAGTGCCGGCGGCCACAGCTGTCGCCCCGCTGCCGCCACCACCCGCGAAGGTCACCGTCGGCTGATTGGTATACCCCGTCCCACCATCCACAACTTGAACGCTGATCACACCGCCGCCGCCAATGGTGGCTGTGCCTGTCGCGAGCCGGTCGGCATTACCGCCGCCGGTTATCAGCACCTGCACCCGGCCGCCATCATAGGGTCCATACCCGGTCCCCGGATTAGTCAGAGTGATCTGTGTTACTGCGCCGTTGACGATCTCCGAGGTGGCCGTCGCCCCGGTGCCGCTGCCTCCCACGATGGTGACTGTTGGCGGAGACGTATAATTCTGCCCCGCCGAGGTCACCGTTACTTGTGGTGCTAAGGTCCCCGGCCCATACAAGACAAGCCCGTCCCAGATGTGGTAGCTGTCGGCGCTCCCGATACACAGGTACTTGGCCCCGTAAGTGGCAGTGACCGGCAGCGTCGGGTTCAGGTTGAAGGTCCCTGCCGGCGCAATAGGTTGCAGCGTGCCGCCGGGTATCTGCACCTCGACGGCTGAGCCATCACTAAGAAACACGCAGAACAGTTCGGTGCCGCTACTGAAAATGGGGGGACCGAGAACGAAGAACTGGTAGGCGGCAATGTTGAGCGGCCCACTGGTATAAAGCGGGGTGCTTGCGGAGCTGGCCAGGTAGGCCATCTGCCCGTTGCCGATCCACATGACGTTCTCAAGCCACGCGAAGTCGGCGTCATCAATCGCCGTCGGCGACCCCTTGACTTCCATCCCCTTGAATGGGAACGGGCTGAACAGCTCAAGCTCGCCCGGCAGCCCCGTCGCCAGCCCAGCGCCCCGGGCAGCTTGCTGCCCCTGCGCCATCAGGCCATGCCAGCCGAATTATAGTAGTCGGGTATAATCGTTCTTCCGGAGGCCGTCATCGAGGCGAACCTCATCCGCATGTTGTACTGGGCGTCCATCTGCGGCGCTCGACCCGCAATATCAGGATCACTGAGACAGGCGATCTCGGCCGCCTTGTACGCTACCGCCAGGTCGAAGGGCCTCGGTATCGCGTCGTACAACTCGTCGTTGGCCATGTCCAGGTAGATGGGTGTGCAGGTGCAGTCGAGGTCCATCTGGGCATTCTGCGCCGGTATCGGCCACAGGTAGAAGCTCCCGTTCGTGCCCAGCTGGTAGGGCGACCACACACGGGGGAAGCCCTGCGCAGCGACGTTGTACGATCTCAAGTAAGCCTGGAAGTCGCCCCATGCCATGTACCTCATCATCGGCTTCATCGATCCCCACGATACGGCGCAGTTCCTGATGTTGACGATCTCGTCCAGTCCCGGACTGGCCGTGCTCCCCCTAAGTATCGGATTAAGGCTCTGGTGTGTGTAAACCTCCTGGCCAAAGATGGCCTGGGCAAAGGGCATCAGCGTAAAGGTCGCCTGCGCCCCGGTTCCGCCGCCCCCCACAAAGTTGATGGCCGGCGTCGAGAAGGTCGAGTAGCCGTCGCCCGGCGTCAACAGTTGCACAAAGCCGACTTGACTCCCAGCCAGGAATGCCTGGGCGGTGGCGGCCGTGCCCAGTTGTGGAGGCGAGATCACAACCTGCGGTACACTTGTGTAGCCAGACCCCCCATTCACCATGTCTATACTTCCGATGCCCACCGTCGACGGCACCAACCCCCTACAGCACTCGCCTTCGAGGGCGACAAACACCCGCGCCTCGTTGACATACTGGACCAGATCGTCGATGTTGAAGCGCTGAAAGGTCTGGTCAGTCAGCACCCTCTGGAGCCTTTGAAGGTACTCGCTCAACTTCATCCGCCACCACCTTGCCCACCTTGTCCCTGGGCAGGCGGCGGCCCCGCCCCAGCACCCCTCTGAGGCGGGGCCATCCCTGGCAGGCGACGCGCACTCAGGCCACCAGGGAAGGCATTCTGCTCCGGTAGCGGCGTGACGATGCCGCGTGCCCGGGTCATGAACAGCTCGTAAACTTGAAGGGCTTGCTGGGCCAGCTCATTCAACCGGGCATCCATAAAGCCCAGGTACAACCCGTAGAGGGGAACGGCATCATTGAAGGGACCCGGCAGCGCCTCCGGGTCGTCGTCCGTCTCCAGGTCCAACGGCCCCCAGGTACCATCCACCTGAAGCGTGTAGACCATGTTGGGCTGGTTGATGTAGAAGGTCCCGCTCGCCACCGGCCCCGACGATATGCCGCCCTGCGGCAGCGTCGGCGTCCCCATGACAAATGGTGCCCAGACCCTCGGCGGCCCCGGCGGCCTTGCCGCCATCCCCAGCTCGTAGAAGTTAAACCAGTCCCAGTTCCTCTTGATCAGCGTGACCAGGGGAGTCCTCCCACTCGTCAACACCAACTGCGGATCATACTGTATGGACCTCGGCGTGATCAGGTTGGCGATGCCCGCCGGAAAGGTCGGGGCCGCCACGCCATCGTTCCGATAGGCTTCCTGGTTGGGGACCGTGTCGATGGTGCCAAGCCCCCGGATGCTCTCGCTCTCCAGGGCGGCCTGTTGCCTGGCCTCGTTGATGAAGCCGGTCAGGACCGACTGCGGGTACGCAAGTCCAGCCTGATCGTGCAGGAGTATTTGCAGCGCATTAAGGTAGGCATTCAAGGCCATCGCTGCTCACGAGTAGGTGCCCACGCCGGTGCTGATCAGGTTCGCTGTCGCCGGCGAGATGATCTGCACGACGAAGTCCCGGAACGTGTTGTTGGCTATGGTGAGCAAGCTGCCGGTAAAGGTCCAGCCGCCACCCGCCGGCAGCACCACCGTAATGATCTGCCCGGAACCGACATTCACGATCCGCAGCCGGTACCACCAGCCGACGATGTCCTGCTGGGCAAAGGGTGCCCCTTGCGCCGCGACGATGGCGGCCACCGTTGGCAGCGTGTAGTTGACGCCGCCGACTTGAGCACCGTTCAACAGTAGGGTTACATGGCTCGCTCCACCCGTCGGCACCCCGGTGAGGTCCTGGGGCGACCCTGCAATGTTGCCCACCGTGCTGTTGACGCCGACCTCGGCGAACGGCCCGAAGAAGGGGCCGGTGAAGACCCCCTCCGTAAAAGCCAGCGATCCACTGATGCCAGGCGTTCTCATCGGATCAACCCGTCAACGACTGGATATAGATAATATCGAGGTTGCCGCCGACGGTCGCCGCGACAGTCGCGCCGGTCGTCTCCGTGCCGGACCCCGACAGGATCGCCAGGTTGGGGATGGCCGAGAAGCCGATGCCCCAATCCTCGACGGCGAGCGGCGGCGTCGTGCCGCTTGGCACGATGGCACCACCCGACAGCGCCGGCACGATCTTGGCTTGTCGGGGCAGGATCAGACCCTGCTCTATACTCGGGTTCACATGGATCGGCGTGACAGCCACGATGCCGCCCGTGGAGATAAGGGCAGTGCCCGCCGGGACGCCGGTGCCGCCAGACGATACGGTGTAGCCCGTCACCGAGAAGTTCATCACCGCCGTGGCCGCCGCCGCCGTGCCGCCACCACCGGCAAACGCCAGCGTCGGCACCGCTGTCTGGGGCAGGCCCGGGTTGGTCATGACGACCGCCGCAATCGTCCCAGCCCCGGTCAGGCTCAACGTCATCGAGTTGGGCGTGTTCTGGACACTCGCCCCTGCCCCATTGATGGCGGTGCCCGTGTCGTTGGGATCGGTCACAAAGGTGGCAAGTGGCGGGCTGGTGTAGCCGGCACCCTGGTTGTCCACCACAATCGTATTGACCACGCCTCCCGACAACGTTGTGTGGGCAGTCGCTTGCACTCCACCAGGCGGCGGAGCACTGACCAACAACCTCGGCGGAATGGTGTAGCCGGAGCCTGGGTTGGCCGGCAAACTCTGTGAGGTGTTAACCAACCCACCAACGATGGCGCTGAACTGAGCGCCGCCGGCACTCGCCGTCACCAGCGGAGGACTGGTGTAACCGGAGCCGGACGCCGTCAGCACTGCACCCAGCACGCACCCCGACAGGTTGGCGACCCGCAAGTTGACGCCGTCGCTCTCGACGTAAATCCAGCCGTTCCAGGGCCGAGGGCAGGTCTTCCACTCGCCCGTCGGCCCAGCATTCGACGCGGTGTTCACATTCCACACCGGGTCGAAATACTGGACAAAGCTGTACTGGCCCAGATGGATGGCGTTGGCGCCCGCCGGGACAACGCGCGATGCACCAGGAGCAAGGCTCTCGATGTTGGTGGTCGCCTTGCCCAAAGTGAGAGGGAGGCCTGTCCCGCGAATAGTAGGCATACAACGTTCTCCTAGACAAGCGCCGGCGTATTGCGTAGAAACACATACATCGGCGTTTCGGAGGAAGAAGATGGAACCAATCTTACTAGTGTGCGAGAACCCCGCATGCGGCAAAACTTTCTGTGTAACCCGGCGGTACGCCCAACCCAAGAGATACTGCTCTCAAACTTGCGCCGGCCGCCACAGATCAGCTCTTCAATACGCTGCCAACAAAGAGAAAGTAAATGCGCAGTCCCGCGCCTGGCACGAGACGCATCGGGCAGAGGCCAACGAACGCCGCCGTCTCCGTCGGCTGGAGCATCTAGAGGAAGAGCGCGAGAATGTAAGACGCTGGCATGCCGCCCATCCAGCCGAAGTGAAAGCAGGACGTGCTCGCTGGTATGCCGAGAACGGAGAGCAGACGCGGGCAAACATGCGCGCCCGGTACAAGCGGCTGGCGGAGGAGCAGCCAGAGAAGCTGGCGGAGGAAGCAAGGAAGAGAGAGCAGCGGGCACGGGAACTCTATCCTTGGGCAAAGTTGATAAGGGGAGCAAAGCGCAGAGCCGCCCAGAAGGGCCTGGAGTGCGACCTAACTGTGGATTGGGCCTCCGCACGTTGGACCGGCAAATGCGAGATAACCGGCATACCGTTCGATCTGGCACTTCCAGGCAAACCCGGCGGGCGTCCATTCTCCCCCAGCATCGACAGGATCGACTCGACAAAGGGGTACACCACAGACAACAGCCGCTTTGTACTGTGGGCGATTAATGCGATGAAAGGCTCCGGTGACACTTCAAAAATCCTGTCTGTGGCTTTGTCGATTGCTAAGTCCTTGACCTAGAAGGCATTTCCTGTCATACCAGTGAGCTGCATGCCTGTCGATGGTTTTGTGCATACCACGTTGAAAGCTACGATCATTACTCCTATATTTGCGATTTGGAAGTTAGGTATAGTACTTTCAAAGCCAGAGAAGAGAAACGGAGCATCCTCGCTAATATACATGGCAATATACTTGGTGTTGAACAGGTACATCGTCCCTTGCTGCAAGAACGGGTCAGGAAAGATCGGCACATTCAACACCGTCAAACACCGGAAGCCCGCATTGACGCTGTCGTCCATCCCGTAGACGGACCCCGGGCTTGTGCGGAACTGTTCCGCTCCCATGAAATCCTGCATGAGAGTCGTCCAGTCGCCAAAGCTCATCACCCCAAAGTCCGGTGCCTCCCCACCATTCAAGAAGGTCAGCTGGGCAATCCTGGAAGCAATGCCAATCCGGGTCGAAATATTCGTATTCACCGCGATCAGGTTCGACTTCCAGAACGGGTTGGCATTCCGGTTGATGCCGCCGTAGGTAGGGACGTTGGCCCCATTATCATAGGCCTGTGAGAAACTGTCGACTTGGAGCGGAGCATTCTGGTTGTTCTGGTAGAGTGCTGACGCAATAGACTGCGTTGCCACTGCTTTGGCATCCGCCATCACTGCTCTCAACCTCGGTATGACTACTTCGGTTGCCTGCACTAATGCTTCCATACCCAGGAAAGGTATTGGAACTACGCCAAGCTTCAGATTAAATTCAGCGTTTTGTACTGCCGTAAGGTCCGTCGGCTGCGGGAAGGCACCATCAAACCCAGCCCAGCTGTACTGGACAAAGCTCGCGCCTTGCGTCGGCACCGTGACCGAGGAGACACCGCCAGCGGCCCTCTGTGCATTCCCCAGCAGCAGGCTCAAGACCGGGTGGGCCTTGTAAATCTGGACAACTAGAGCGGGTATGAATGCTCTACGTGTGATTGCAGCAAGCTCAAGGCCGACTGGCCCGGAGGGAATTATGCCGCTTCCAAATTGTGGCATCTAGCCGCCCTTCTCTCAGGAGTTGCAGTACCTCAACTCTGGCCTGCAACCAATGTCATCGACTCGCCGACCGCATCTCGTTGAGCACCGAATACGCCTCGTTGTCGGCCCAGCGCTCCGGGTTCTCCAAGAGCAGCTTGCTGCTCTCGGGGTCCTCGCCAGGCAGCGGCCCCACCCCCCACGTCTTGGGGGCAAGCCCACCACTCTCCTGCGGAGAGGCTGGCTTAGGATTGCGCTTGAAGTACAGCAAAGCTGCACTCTCGGGATCGTGCAGCTTCTCCTTCTCCATGAACTTGCCGAGAGCCTCTTCGCCCTCCGCCGTCATGTCGTGGTCCTTGACGGCCTGTGACCAAGCCTCGTTGAAGCTGCTCTGCCGCCGCTCCATCAAGACGGCATCCCGCTCTTTGACCCGCTCCTCTTCCAGCGCCTTGACCCGCTCCTGCGTCGACTGGATTTCCCTGACGTAGGGGGCGGCGATGTCATCCGTCGTCTGGGCCTGCGGATACTTGTGCTTGATCAACCTTTCATAGTGGGTCCGCACATTGGGGTCCCCATGAAGGGTCGTATGGAGCGTATGTGCCCGGTACATCTGGTCAAGCGCCGGCATCCCCCCCAGCCGCTTGACCGTCGCCAACAACTGGGCGTCGGAGTCATCGATCTCGACTGTCACGGCCCGCTCCTAGTGTGAGTTGGCGTCGGGGACGTGACTGATGTTCATGTTGTTCACGTCCTTGATCGAGCGCGTGACGCTCTTGCGCGCCCCGATGTCGGTGTTGTTGAACGGCACCCTGACCACCATCGGGTCCGGGTTGTCGAGGTCCTGCGGCACCGAGTCACGGTAGGCGCGGGGGAACTTGCGGTCAGCCATCTCTGTCTCCTACATGGGGGGTGGTGGACCGCCGGGGGGTGCGCCGGGGCCAGGAGGTGCTCCGCCAGCCCCCATAGCAGGCGGTGGCATAACCCCAGGCATCCCGCCGCCGCCTCCCCCGCGACCAGCCAGCAGGGCAGCCAACGGGGATTGCTGCTGTGAACCTGCCAACATCTGTTTCATGGCTTCCAGCCCGACACCCGGCGATTGCGCACTTGGAGGGGCGGCCTTGGTCAACGAGCTGATCGCTGTGAGAACTGCCTTGTGAAGAGGGTGTTGGGGAGGGATTTCGGAAAGTGCTTTCTCCAGCATGTTCACCGCTTGACCAACCATGGCGGAGCCATTTGCGGCCGAACCAAGACTGGCGCTAGGACGCATGATGGGCGCGGAGCCGAAGGGAGGCTGCGGTCCAAGGGCACCTAACGGCGGCGGCGGCATCCTAAATCCCCCTCCAACCCTTGGTTACTTCCGACGGCCTCGACGGTGCCGACGACCCATGCGACGTGCCATGGTGGGCCTCCTCCTCTTGAGCGTCCCGGGGAGACTCCCTACCCAGGGACAAGGTCCGCTCCCGACTACACCCAGGCTAACGGCGACCCTGGGACCGCAGCATCTCCGGGTGAGATGCAAGCATCTCTGCCTGCTTCTTCCGGCGCTCATCGATGTCGGCGAGAAGAGTGTCCTCCTGGGGAGGGTGTGTCAAGCGGATTAGCCCCTTGTCATCAATGGCTTTGGTCCTCGCCAAGTCAAAGGCAAGTGACCTTGCTTCCTCCGAGAAGGCCGGACTTGCACTATGACTGTCTACCGACAGATCGTAGTCATCCGCCAGTTGGTCCAGGATAAACTCTACTGGCTTGGCTTGACCCTCGACATGGACGGTAAACATGTCGGGCACCTTGTCCTGCAACATCTGGAACCCGAGGTCGCCCAACTCGCCGTAGGTCTTCTCGATGTCGAGTGCCCGGTCCCGCAACCTTGGACTGGCCATCCGCACCATCGTCTCCCCATGCACGCCGCTTCTCACGCCCTGCTCGCCCATGCCCCGGCTGACAGGTGCCTCGAAACCACTCTGCCGGTGAAAGTTCTCCCTTAGATCACCCAGGAAGGGCAGGGCCTGCTCGGCCAGCTTGGGGGCCATGTTCTCCGCCTTGAACTGGGGGTTGTTCTCGGCCAGCCGGCCGCCGGGCTTCATCAGCGTGGAGCGCTTCTCGTCGATGTTGCCGGTCATCCCGTTGAAGGTCATCGGCGGGTCCTCCTGCATCCGCATGGTCCGCGAGATGCCGTTGACCTGGGCCGTCACCGCCTGTTGGGCCATCATCAGCTGGGCCGCCTCGGACCTCCCCCAGAAGTAGTCGAGCACAGGGTTGGGAACCACCTGCACAAAAGGTTGGTGCCCACTAATGCCCAACAAGTTGCGCCGCTGAAGCTTGCCCTCGATAACCAGCTCGTCGACCAGTTGGAAGGTCGTATAATCTTCCCGGTCGTTGTCGATCACCCACAGCTCGTCGATCTGGACAAGCTCGGTGAGGGTCTGAGCGTCCACCTGCGGCCTCGGTCCCTTGACCCAGTTGACCCAGCCCCCAGGAATACTCGATTGGGGCGGGGTCAGGTTGACCGGGATCGTGCCCCCAATCAACAATGTCCTCACATCGTGCTGCTGGCCCATGATGGTGGGATCGGCCCTGGCCCTTCTCCTGACATAGTTCTTGATCGCCCGCTCTTCAGGGTGGTCGGCGATACTTCGCTCGAAGGCCCCCAGCGTCATGAAGCTGGTGTGGACAAAGGCATCCTGCCGGTCCAGTCCCTGGAGGCCCTCGTAGTAGACACCCATAAAGCCCTGGGCGATCACATAGGGGTCGAGGCCCTTCCGGCCCCATAACAGCTTGACGAAGCAGGAGCTGTCGATGAGGCCCCAGTTGACGGCGGCGGCAAAGGCATTGTCGACGCCCCGTCGGGAGAACTCCTTGCTGAGGTGCTCAGCGGCCTTGTGTCCCTTGGCCCGCTCCTCCAGCGTATCGCTATGGTCAAAGCTAAAGACAAATCTTGGGTTGACGGGGCTGAAGAGCGACGAGGCCAGATGATCCACCGCCGGGTAAATCTCATTGTCGACGGCCCCCTGCCCGTCATCCGTCCCGGTATAATAGAAGTTCCGATAGACCTGCGCCTGGCGGACTCGGTCGTCTCGGCTCACCGTACACTTAGCTATTATCTCCTGGCACCACGCCCCGACATCCCGCCGGGGTATCCGGCCAAGGTTGGCAGCATGACTGGGTGTCTGACTTCTTCGCGCCATCAAGTCTCCTGACTACGGTCGTCTGGGACGCCGGGTGCATTATAAGGGGCCGGCCTATTGGGGTTGAAGAACCGATTGCGGTCCCGACTCCCCGGCACCGGCCTCGATCCCACGACCGCACCCTCCTCGCCCTCCTGCAACAGCGGGTTGTCCTGGGTCCCCGGCATCGGCTTGTAGCCACCCGGCCCCACCATCCCACCCGGCAGCAGCATCCGCAGGAGGGCCGCCTGCTGAAGGAGGGGGGCCGCCTGCAACTGCGCTTCATTGGCCGGGCGCATCGGCATCACACCCGTAGGAAGCTGCATCGATCGGCGGGCCGGGTTTTGGTACTCCATGTTCCACGGTTCCCCTCGCCAGTCCGGTTCAAACGGCTTTACTGTCGGCAGCGGGGGTATCTCCGGCCTGATCTGGTGGACATCGCCGATCTGCTGGAGCAGGGAGTTGGCCGTCGGCACCCCGCCCATCCGTGGCAGCGGGGCCTGCGGTTGTTGTTGCGGTTGCTGCCCACTCCATGGCGGGTTAGGTCCGATCCACTTCTGCGCCTTGTCATCCCACAACACTTGGCCGTTGGGCAGCTGGAGGTTGTCGTTCTCCCATCTGGGAGCCACCTCGGGGTTGGCCCACTGACTCTCGTTGGAGAAGGTGGCCGAGAGCGGCGTCTTCCAGTAGTCGGGGAAGTGTGGCCGGTTGTCGCTGGGGTCAACCTCCTGCTTGGCGTGGGGGTCGCCAGCCTGCAATGCTGACCAGTAGCCGCGCATGTCATAGTCGGAGACAGGCAGGCCGGGATTGAAGGGGACCTTGTTCTCGGTCAGCCAGGCCCTAAACTGGGCTTCCTGCTGGGGCGGCAGGGCCGTGTTGTAAGGAGCCGTCGCACCAGGGTTCAGGAAGGCCCGGTTGCGCTGGAGGTTCGCCCCCCAGAACCGTTGGTCTTCAAGCTCCGGCTGCTGGTCTGCCGCTCTCTGGAACCCAGGGTGAGGGAGCATATACGGCGGCGTCGCATAGTTCCCCATGGAGGGGGCGAACTGCGGCGGGCCGCCAATCACCGGGTCGCCGGTCTGTCGTGGAACACTTGGTAGACCACGCTGGCCGTAGAACCCGAGATCCTGCCCTTGTGTGAAAGTACTCGGCGATCGCACCACCTGATCAGGCGGCGGCAACAGCGCCTCGCGAGCATTCCACGGCGACACCCCATTCTCGACCATCGACTTGTAGGCCGACCGCAGCGAGGGCGAGATGTCAGCAGAGTAATCGGCCGGCGGCGGCGCAGGCTTCCCCGCGTAGACATCAGGCAGGGTTAGCTGGGGGGAGTCCTGCTTGAGGCCGGGCTGCGCCCTACCCGTGTCGTCAGCCATCACTGCTGCTCCGGTTGGAGGCCGGCGAGGGCAGACAGTATATTAGGCCAGGTCCACTGGACAGGGGCCGGGATGCTGGCCCCTTGCGCGCCGCTCGGCATGATCTGCTTGGCCATCTCCGCCGTCATGTCGTGGCGGTCCTCCACGTTCCTCGCCTCTACTTCGCCGGGCACCTTCTGATACTTCTCCCAGGCCTCCAGATACTCCTTGTCCATCTCAGTCCACGGCTTAGTCACATCTTCTCCTGCATTGGCCCTTCGCTCAAGCTCAGCCCGCCTGGCCGGGTAATCGTCGGCCAGGAAGTCGCTCACTTGCGCCCCTCCTGGCAGGTCCTCAAGCATCTGGATGCCGTGCTGCCCCTCGTGCAGGAAGGTCTTCAGCTGCTCCGCCACCGGGTCCATGGAATTGATCTGCATGAACGCCGGCTGCCTCGTCGCATCGTTTTTGTAGAGCACCCCCGCGTTCCCTGCCCCTAGGTCCATGAAGCGGACAGGAAGATCAGCCAGCTGTGGATACTGCCTAAAGAGTTCGGGGTGATCGAAGGCCTCGCTGGCCGGCCTGACACCGACCACGGGGTTGACGACACGGGCAGCTTGATCAGGCATCTCGAAGCGCCAGTTGACTGGGGTGTCCCGATAGAAGCCGGTCTGCTGCCAGATCGCATAGGGGTCCTTACCGGCGGCGGCCATGGCTTGGGCCGTCCTCAAGGCATTGGTGTCCAGGGCGGCGGCCTTGTTGATCCCTCCCAGGGTGCGGAGCGCGCCAGCCGGGGCTGGGAGGCCAGCACCCAGGAGGGCGGTGTTGGCCGCGAAGCCTTGGGCCGCGCCGGCCACATCCGCCATGGATATCTCCCCGCTGGCCACCATGCCCGGGGTCTTGATGTAGTTAGCTAAGCCCTGGAGCATCCCACCCACATCTTGGCCGATAGCCTCGCCGGCCCCGGTGACCACGTCCAGGATACTCCTTGGGGGCCGGATCACCCGCCCGGACACAGGGGTTTGCGGGGACACCTTGTCGAGTGCGCCGCCAAGCTCTAAGGAGGGGTCGTCCAGCAAGGAGGCCATGACAATGTTTACACCCGATCCGCCGCCCGAGGAACCCGGCGAAGCCGAAGAAGGCTCCGAGGGTGAAGGCGAACCCGAGCCCGAGGAGGCGGCCTAGTCACCGCATCCTGCGGGCTTCCAGCTTGCCGGTGGCGCTGCCGGCGACATTGCTGAAGCCGACCAGAAAGACGGTGGTGGTGGAGGCAAGGGACACGCGAGTAGGCCCGATACCCAAGATCGGGTTGGTGCTGGTGGCGGTTATTTTGATGCGCGACGAGCCGACGGCGACGGCCCCGGGGAGCGTGGCGCTGACCGTGCTGATGCCGACCTCGATGTCGACGGCTCCTGCCACGGTAGTCCACATCTCGCCGGCGACATCCCAGTCACCTGGCGTCAGGCTGACACTGGTTACGTTGGTCTGGGTCGACGCCGGCAAGGTGACCGATGAAGAAGCGACCGCCGCGATCGCTTCGCCGACATTGCCGGCGGCGGCATTGCTGTTGGTGGTGACGCCGACGAGGCCGCCGGCAAAGCTTGCCGCCCCGCCAAAGATTGCCGACTGGGTTGCTCCACCCAGCGTCAGCATGTTCTGGCCCGCACTGTTGTACAGGAACAGCGAGCCGTTGCCCGTCGGCAACTGCACCAGGATGTTGTTGGCGTCGCCAGAGATATTCCCGGTGCCGGAGCCGACGGCCCCTGAGAGGTGGATAATCTGGCCGTTGATGTAGGGCGATCCCTGGAACAGGGTGGTGCCGCCGATGATCAGGTTGCCAGGCCCACTCAGGGTGCCACCCGTCAGCGGCAACCAGTGTGCGTTAACATAAGTTGCGTCCAGGGCGATGGTGCCGGTGGTGGTGATGGTGCCGCCGCTGAGGCCGGTGCCGGCGGTGATGCTGGTGACAGTGCCAGGGCCAGTGGGACCCGTAGGCCCCGCTGGCCCGGTGGCACCTGTTGCGCCGGTCGCCCCCGTTGCCCCTGTCGGGCCGGCGGGACCTGTTCCACCTGTCGGGCCGGCGGGACCACTGGCTCCGGTTGCACCTGTCGGACCCGGCGGCCCGGTTGGCCCAGGTGGACCACCGGGAGTGCCCGGCGTGCCAGGTGGACCGATGGGACCTACCGCACCATTGTTGCCAGGGGGACCCTGCGGCCCCGCCGGCCCCTGGGTGCCGGCAATCACCTCCACCACCTGCACACCCGGCGGCACCACCACATCGACCACGATGGGCGGCGGCGGAATGACATCGACGACGGCAACATCGGTGAAGGCCATCACGCGCTCCCTGTCACGTCCTCCGTCACTGTCACCGGCCCCGCCATCATGGTTTGCACGCCGCCGCCGGGCATGGTCACCGGCAAGTCCCACGCATAGACGCCACCATTGAGAGCCAGGCTCTCGGCCTCGCTCAAGGTGACTACGATGGTCTGCGGCAGGTTGATGGACACGCTCAGGGTGGCCAGCAAGACGCCACCGGGCCGGTTGCGTATCTCGGCCTTAGCCGTCGCCCCACTCAGGTCAAAGGGCACCGTCTTGGCGGCGTCGGCCCACAACACGAACTCCCAGGTGCCGGTGTCACCCCGGTAGATGACGAGGTTGTAGGGTCCAGGTGTGCTCATGGCTCGCTACGCTCGCCATTGGTGGAAGCCGTCAGGCTAGTCGTTCGACGGCGGACCGTCCATAGTTAGCCCGCACCCACTCTTCGGCATCGGCTTGCGTGCGACAACCCTCGGCTAGGGCCAGATTAAGATCGACCGGGTTGGGTAAGCCCTGGAGGACCTCCCGGGCGAACGGCGGCAGGGAGTCGACCTGGGCCATGAGCCTCCCTAGGGTCTTGGCTTTCTCGCTTAGCTCCCGTTCCTCGGCCTCGGTGATGGGCGAGGGTGCCCAATCAAGGCGTGGGGGTCGACGGTGCGGGCCTCGATGATGCCCACCCTGTATTCTCCGCATGCGAGCCAGTCCGGTTGGGGTGCGGGATAGGCGACATACTTGGTGACGCGGGTCTCCGGTTGACCACTCTCCGGGTGCAAGACCATGTCGATGTAAAGCTGGACCGCCGGCGGAAAGCGGTGACACTCGCGCGGCTCCCCCGGCTGCTGGGCGAGGAAGAACTTGCAGGTGTCACAGGTGACCATCGTCATCTCCGGTTGAAGTTGCCCAGCGAGTGCGCGGTCATCGTCGGCCTCGCCTGGTGCAACTTCCGCATGGGATTGGAACCTTCCACGTCAGACATCTTCGAGGCAGCCTGCGCTTGCTGTAGAACATTGGCCACAGGGATTTGCGGCACGGTCCCATTGCCCGCGTTGCCCCACATGAAGCCACCCGCCCGCGCCACCGAGTTATTAGGCTGGATTATATTGCTTGGTGGGGCCGGCGGCATCTTGAAGGCCGTCTCGCCCTCCTGGGTATTGTCCCGCATGTCAGTCAGGCCGAAGTCCTCCGACGCCACCTTCCACGCCTCGTCAATCGCTTTGGCGTGGGTGCCGATGATCGCCGGCATGGTGACCCGGTCGGGCAGCGGGTCGGGGTGGAAGCCGCACTGCGGGCAGTCCGGCTCCAGGAAGCCCAGCTTCGACTCCGTCTTCCACTTGTGGCCGCAGTCCGGACAGCGATAGACGCGGATGTACCTAGGCATCGTAGAGAACCTTTGTACGAAGCTCGATGGTCAGAGAGTCAAGGGAGACGAAGTGGTTGGGTTCGAGGTCGTCCACTTCGCTGCGCGCCTTCCACACGGCGGAGCCGTGTAGGTTGTTGTTCTTGATGAACTCCTCGATAAAGCCCCGGGCCAGGTAGCGGGCTATGTCAAGGGTCATCCGGTCGCCGGTGACCGGATGCGTGTGAATGACCAGCGGCGGCACCAGCGGGTGGTTGGAGTTCTTGATCGCTAAGGTGAAGAACATGGGTCAACTCCATGTGTGATCTATGGGGTAGAGCTTCCCGGGCACTGTTGCCACAAAGCGCCAGCCGGCACCATCTTTGAAGAACTCGGCCACGGCCTCGTGCGGATATTCTATACTTGCTCCCACCAACCGGGCCATGGCCTGGAGCCGCTTGAAGATGGGGTCCTTGCTAAAGGGCACGACCACCACCTTCACTCCAAAGAGATGACCGGCGGCCAAGGTTACGTCGTAAGTGAAGAGCGCGTGCTTGATCTCTGCGTGCTCTTCCGGCAGCATGTAAATTGCAGGTGGGGACTCCCCGCCATGCTCCTCCTTGTACGCTTGCAGGCGCATGTAGAAGTTGTTGAGGGCCGGACTCACAGGCCGCGCTCCCGGTACCACTGCTGTTCGGGTGGGCCTTCGGTGCGGTCGCGCTCCTTGTTGGCAAAGAAGTTGGACACGATGCTGGCGACGACATTGGGCGGCCGACCGGTCTTCCTGTCGAGGTCATCCTGCTGAGCACGCTGCCAGGTGTAGCCGAGGTCGATCAGGTCCTGCCGGACCCAGTCCTGCCACGCCCGGTGAGCAAAGGCGAGACTGAAGACGTAGTCATCGTGGTTGCGGCCCTTGGCACCCGGCCCGATGTCCGCGCCTTCTTGTACCACAAACTGCATCTGCTTGAGACAGCGCAGGGATTTGATCCACAGGGCATGGTTGATGTAGCTGTCCCGCAGCTCGTTCATTATGGCTATCTTCAGGTCATAGGTGGTGTTGACACCGTAGGCATAACCCTTGCCGAGGGAGTCGGGGCGGTGCCACAAGTACCATTTGGCGTTGTCGGTGATGTTGTGCCAGTCCTTGTCATGGACAATGGTCGCCATCATCTGGGACTGGAGCCAGACCTTGAGCCGGCGCAGCTCGTTCATGATGACGACGCCGGGTCCCTTGACCTCGATGTTGATGTAGCAATCATCATAGAGGGCGGCCAGGTGAGCGAGTGCCCAGGTGACCTGGAAGGTTTCGGGTTCGGGAGTGCCGTACTCGGCCACTGTCACCAGCCTGTCGGCATAACACCGGCAGACGGTGATGGCGTGCGAGTCGTTCCAGTCGCTGCGGCCATACGCTGGGTCAACCCCTATGACATATCTTCCCCAGGGGACGGGGTCCTCCCAGACCTTTAGGTCGGCCTCCTCGATGGTGTGGACCTCCTCGATAGTGGTGGAGGGGAGGTCCTGGCCCAAGTAATACCGAAAGGCCGTGAAGTCATAGGGCGAGTCCTGGGCCGGCGCGGCCTGGTAAATCTCCTTGATGTCGGCCTCAACGCGCCTTAAAGGGAAGAAGGAGCGCCCCGACAGGACGAAGGCCTGGCTCTCAGTCCACGGCTGGGTCTGGTGCAGCATCCCCTCATCGATGGAACGGGCCGTCGAGCGCCACCTATACCAGCAGAGTTGCTCGTCATCGACCGTGACATCATACAATCGGAGTACCTCGTCTTTTAGTTCGAGTTCTTCGTCGGTCCATGGCTCTTCCATGTACTCGTTGTAGCGAGGGTCCGATGAAGCGATGCGCTGATCGTCACGCGACCACCACCCCACAAAGCAGAAGCGCTGAGTGTGGGTGTCTTCCTTCGCCTGCTCGCACATATGGTAGAAGTGATTGAAGTGGTTGGCGGTCGACTCCTTGATGAAGAGCCGGTCGGGGTGCCCTTCGGATAGAGTTTGGATAAAGTTCTCCAGGCCCTCCGGGTCCCCATAGTTGGCGACCTCGGTCATGTGGGCAAAGCGATAGGAGCGCGAGGCCCCCAAGGTTGAGCGCCGGGTGCCGGCATAGAGGAAGTCCAGCATCGAGAGCTTGCCACCCACATTGAAGCTCATGAGGGTCTTGTTGTCGTCGACGATCCGATGCCGCCATTTCGGCGGCAGACCGTTGGCGAACTGGCGCAGGATCACCCGTATCTTGTCGCGGTTGCCCTCGTCGTCGATGAGGATGCAGCCGTTGATGCCAGGATAGAGGAAGAGCCAGAATAGGTCGATGGCCAGGCAGATCGTGGTGTTGTGCGATACAAAGCCTTCGGCAATGTAGGTGCCCATCGTTGTCTGAAGATCGACAACCTGCCATCGACCAAGACGGTCTATCGCAACCAGCTCGCTGTAACCGATGTTGCTCTTCTTGCCTGGAAGCTCCCGGCCTTCCCAGAAGTCGGTATTGAAGCGCGTCGGCTTCGTCTGTCCCAGAAGTTGCATGATCTCGTTAGCCCGGGAAAAGACGAGCTTTGGTACAGGGACCTTACCGTACTTGGTTAGGCGAGGACGTTCATCATTCTCGATGTTGTAGTGATAGCCCTCCTGCTCAGCGTAGCGGACCAGGCGGTCCCACACAGGACCTCGACGCTGCGATACGTTTACGTTCCCTCCACCGGCGCGTGGCCAGTGCGACGAGCCTTCGCCATCAAGCATCCCACCAAACCACCCATCCTCCATGGTGGAAGCCCCCCATGGCTCCGTTACCCAACGGACGAGTGAGCCGATCCGCAAACGTGTATTGCCTGCCGGGCTTTCTAGAGAACACCACGTCGGCTGCTTATATCCTGCCGTTGGCTTCGCCAGCCACGGGTGCTTGCCGGTGCAAATGATGGTACGCCCATCGGAGAAGTGTAGCTTGTAGGCGTCAAGTTCCTTGTAGACCTTAGCCTGGACTGTAGCCCGCCGCATCTTCCTTTGGCCTTGGCCACGTCCTCCACCTGTTGGCTCCTCATCGACAGCGACGACTTCCTCTCCCTCTCTGATGTCGCGGATCGCGACCCAACGCAGGTCGGCGGTCAGGATGCGAGTATCGGGGTCAAGGCACTCCCCCAGCTGCCGCGACTTGAGGATGGTGAAGTCGCGGATGCCCTCGTCCATGCCGGCGGCCAAGAAGTCGAGGACGCGGGTCTGCGAACCCCAGAGGTGCTTGCCAAGAGTGGTGGTGCCCGTCTCCCGGCTCTCGATAGTGAGATGGTCGAGGAAGACCTGAAAGAGGGATCTCCATTGCGGGGTCGTCCCAGCAACAAGTTGCTCGGAGACTGGCAGTTCGAGGGTTGGTTTACTCCGTCGCCGGTTAACCCGCTTCGCCGGCAGAATGCTCGTCAGGTCTTCCATTGGGGAACGGCTCCACGAGTTGGGTTTCGATCCAGGCTTCGAGGTCCTCGGCGGTGTAGAGTGCCCACCGGCCCCAGCCGCCGCCTCGGGCAGCCTTGTTGCCCCGGAAGAGCCGGTAGCGCGGACCTTTGTCGCCCCACTTGGAGATTTGCTTGGCGTTGAACTGGCCGCGCAAGCGCTCGGACAAGTAAGCGGCGGCTTCCTCGCGGGTCAAGTAAGTCTGCGCGACGGGGGTGTCGTCATGCGCAAGAGACATCAGGACCTCCTAGTGCGCCGCCTCGACCGCTGGTGGGAGCGGTGCTTGCGCTCTGCTTCGCGGCCCTTGGCGGTTACTTTGTTGCCGCGCATATAGCCCCGGTTATTCATAGTCCCGTAGACATAGCGGGCGGCGTCCCGGCCTTTCAGGCCTCGCTTGGAGGCTTGGCGCTTGAGGCGGTCCTCTAAGAAGATAGGCACTTAGTAACTCTTGCGGCCGGCCCGGCGGGACCGGCGGCCCTTGCGGCGGCCTCGGGTCGGGGCGCGGGCGGCGGCATCCATGACCGCCTTGACAACGGGGGCCGTGACCTTGGCATTGCGAAGTCCCCGGCCACTGGCAACTGGTGGGGCAATCGGGGCTGCTCGACGGATCATAGGCATGTATCACCCCTCCCAACTTCGATCAGTCGCTCGCTTCGCTCGCGACTAGGCGAGTCCAGCTTATACCAATCTTGGTCGGGAGGGGATACCGGCGATGCGACGGCTGTGTGTGTACACCGCGCGTGTGCACTGCTGACTTTGCCTGTGCTTCTTCCAGCTTGCTGATACTGCGATTGCTGCTGGTTTTGTGCAGCGCATCCCCAGCATTTCGATGTGCCGGGGCGCGAGGCCCCATCCGTCGGCGCAAGCACCCAGACCCCGAAGGGAGACAGCCGGCCTCATTCAGTACGGCCGCCGGACCAGATGCAAGTAACGTCAAGATGGCTAGACCTCCCATTGTTGGAGCCTTACAGCGGCTCGAAGTTGGCAGCGAAGTAAGCGGCAGAAACCAACCACTGGTCGGCATGGTTGGCTGGGTTTCTGGCGATCATGTCGCCTTCCTTGGGGGAGCCATTGTTCAGGTCGACGGCCGAGACGGAGACGCCCGACATATCGCGACCGGCGGCCCAGGGGGTCATTTCGGCGATCTGGGTGCGGCGGTACTGAGTGAACATCTAGCCTCCTACACCGGGAAGATCATGACGACAGTGTCTTTAGTGTCGAGGTGACGAAGAGCTTTGTCCAGATCACGGTAACGGTTGCGCATGCGAGACGAGTTCCACCCGTAAGGTGGTGTCAGGCTCGTCCACATCACATGGAAGTGGAAGTAGCCATTCCAATACCTTAGGCCGAAGGTGGTCACTAGACCAGGCCGCCGACCTTCACATGGAACTGGTCGCCGGTCGTGGCCCCGAAGATGGCGACGGCGGAGCCGGGCACGAGGAGGCTGCCGTTGAAGGTGAAGGTGGTGTTGATCGGGACCGGGATGCCGTTGTTGACACCCGGCGCGTAGGCTCCGCCGCCTAGCGCCGGCCAAGGGTTCTCCAAGTAAATAAGGGGCGGGACCAAGTATCCAGCGCCTGGGTCGTCGACGGTGATGGCGCTGACTGCGCCGGCCGCGATGGTCGCGTGGGCGACTGCAACCCTGCCGGGTACGGAGGCTCCGCCGAGGTTGGTCGAGCCGGGGGCCGTTTCGTAGTCGCCCTGGACAACCCCGCCGAGTATGCGGACCTGGGGAGCGACCGTGTAGCCGACGCCGCCGTTGCTAACTGCGATGGCCGAAACGGTCCCCGAGGTGAGGGTGGCCACTCCCTTAGCTGGTCCGATCCCCAAGTAGAGGGTGTCGGTAGCGTCAACTGCACTAACGGAGAGTGACAGCCGGCGAGGCTGCTGCGGCAACAGGAGCTGGGCCGTGCCGCCGGCAGTGACCGTGCCGCTGAAGTCTAGGAGGTCGTCAAGCGGGGTCTGGCCCCGGATACCAGGAAAAGCAGTCGACACGGCACTCTCCTGTTAGCAGTGTAGAGGAGCTGGCCGGGAGTGGTGACACGCCGGCCAGCGAAGCGGCCTCAAGAAGTGGAGCGAGAGGATGTGGTAGTGGTGCCGGTCGCCCCGGTGGAACCTGTCGAGCCTCCCGTCCCACCAGTGGCCCCGGTCGCTCCAGTTGCGCCTGTTGCGCCGCCGGCCGGAGGGGTCGCGGCGATGGCAGTAGCGACGGCGGCGGCAGCGACAAGGAGGCCGGATGTCACTGCGGCCGGAGCAGTCAATCCGAGGCCGTGCTGCATCTCGTTGTCGACAAGCTGGAGGAGCGTCTCGACCTTCGCGTTGGTGGGGGCGGCGGTCACCTGGTCGATGATGGACTGGAGCCACCCAGGTACGTCAGCCATGAAATGATCCTTTCGCTTCAAGGGATTGACGAGGTTCGCCAATCGAGCAAAGCGATCATATCATGGACAAAAGAAGGTCCGAAGTCAACGACCTAGTGCGATCAACTAGAGACAACTGTTGGCTGGGGAGGCGAGCGGGGGTCGCAAAAAAACACCCGGGGAATGGGTGGGTTGCGGACACTTATCATCCACCATCACCGACCCAACGCATGTGCGAGCGCGCTACGCGCGCGGATCAGTCACCTTCCCTAGCCTAGGGAGGGGGACGTCCCGAGGTCTCCCCCCGGGGAGCCTACACCGTCCCCCTAGACCATAGGCCAGCACATGACGCCGCATGGTCACAGCGTAGCTGTGGCAGACCCTATAGCGATCCTGTAGCTGCCGTATCGTCATGCGCTCTAGGTCACGAATGGATAGGCTACCGTCGCCTATGTCAGCACGCAGCCCAGCGATACCAGCGGCACCATGTGACGGTCCCTTGGGAATGGCACCATGTGGGTTACCGATGGCCGGGTTACCAACAGGTTTATGGTAGGTCATAAGACGGGTTGCCGACCCTACAACCACAGCTGCCACAGCATCCCCAATCTCGCAGACCATGTCTGTAACCGCTTCCGGCGGCTGTGGGACCGCCTTGGGTCTATGTTGGGCTCCCGCACTAGCCAACTGGCCCTCTCGCATGTCTGACAGCCCTCCTAGCGCCTTGGTAGGTATCCAGGGCCGTACCGTTTTCCACGATCGGCCCAACGCAACGCCACTGTAGCGTTTCACTGCGGCCAAAGAAAAGGCCCGCACACGGCGGGCCAGTTCTGGGGGATCGTGGGGTCTTACGCCTTGGCGGGCGCCTTCCCGTAGTTCTCGTCCGTCGTGATGACGTTCAGGTTGTACTTGACCATGCCGAACGGCGTGGAAATCTCCACGAACGGCCCGGTCTTGGCGACGATCCGCGACTTGCCCGACTGGCTCGCCGTCGGCTTGACGTTCAGCGCAACCACGAGGGTGAGGGTATTGCCTTCGCATTTCGGGGTAATCATGGCGACCTGTGTTCCCTTCTGGGGTTTGCCTTGGGGCGGAATGCCCTTTGGCGAAATCAGTCAACCACAACCTCGCCAAAAACCGCCCCGAATAAACGCTCCCGTCGCGTTCCATTCGCCAGATCGGCCAGCAACTTCAACGGCTTGGACAATCGACAGGTGCGACATCCTGCCACATAGCCAGGTTTTCGCCTCGCATGTGGGGCGCGACCCACCCCAATCCCATGGGTGGGGTGGGGGTGGGTCGCGCATGTTGCCCCCGCTCGCGCCCGTGTTGGGCGCTCGCGGTCGCTGATCTGTGGGGGTGGGTCGCGCATGTTGCCCCCACGTGGGGCGAACCCGCTCCTGACCGGACCACAACCGGCCGCGTTCCCACTTCGCCACAGCCGCCAGCCACGGGTGGGTCGCGCATGTTGCCCCCCACCAGGTACTCACCTCACTGGAGGTGAGTACCTGGTCAGATCCCCATCTGTCAAGCCCTCCCAGCCACGGGTGGGTCGCGCATGTTGCCCCCGGCTGAGTCCAGTCCCTGGCGGCCCTCGGCAAATGTTGGCTGGCGAGCCTGCTAACGGAACGCCGCCGTTTCGTATCATTCAGCGCTAAGCCGTTGAAAACATTGGGCTTTTGCTGCGTCGATTTGTCGCATCGACAAGTTTCCAGGCAAAGCGCCCAATATTGGCGTTCGCCTACCAAGTAACAACCTACCACACAGGAAGTCAGGCCATGAAGATCGCTACACAGGTACTCCAGGACATCCAGAACAATGCTTCAGAGGACATAGACAACCTCTGCAACCTGTACGCCGACACCAGGGGCTGCGACACGATGAGCCTCGCCCAACGCGCCCGCATCGTCATGCGCTGCGACGATGCCAAGGCCGGCGACCGCTACGCCACCTGGACGTACTTCGTCCGCACCGGCATCCCCGCCTCCCGCATCCGCACCCGGGCCTAGCCATGGGACGCACCATGTGGGTACTCCACTGCGCCGCCGCCCATTACCTCCGGACCGGCAACCTCCTGATCCTCCACTCGGGCCTACGGCCCTCGTGGGGATTGCCCGTCCTCGTACCGCCATGCCTCTGGGTCATGTCGGAGTATCGTCTGCAACGACGCAAGCAAGGGAGAGCCTAATGCCGCAATTTATCATCAGGGACCGCATCCCCTGTTGGGTCACGTTCCGCTATCACGACGAATAGGAGTCCTGAGCCATGTTCACCAAGGCCCAACAGCAAGCCCTACTGGCCCTCTACCAGCGCAGCCCCGATGGGGCTGCCAGCTACCTCGCCTTCCGCCGCCGCGCCGCCTACAGCCACATGGTGGGCTGCGTCATGATCCCGTGGTGCGGCATGTGGATCGGCATCGAATACGACGGCCACACCCACTCATGAGTCTAGACCACATACCGGGCTTGGGGAGCATCGCTCCCCTCGCCCACTCGCGCCTGCGGCGCTCGTGGTTGCGCCTGACCATGCTTGCGCTCGCCATGCTCGCCTGCGTGGGCGTGGGCTTCGCCCTGGGCCGCTACTTCGACCAAGTGCTCGGCTGGGTCGCGCATGTTGCCCCCGGATGGCACCCATGAGCATGTACGACGCCCTCAAGCGCCTTCGCCAGCACCTGTCCTCCCGAGACAGTGCCTGCCTCAAGAAGCCCTACAACAACCGCGAAGAGGCGGAGGAGCACGCTGCCTACATCCACCGCAAGTTCCACGCTCCCCTCCAGCACGCCTACCGTTGCTGGTGCGGCGCATGGCACCTGACCACCAAGAGGAGCTAAGCCTGATGAGCCACTACGTGTTGGACGGCCGCAACCCGGTGCCCACCGACCTGATGACATGGGCGCGCTGGTTTGAGACGGCGGACCGGCATGTCGCCTGCGATTATGTCGGCCCCATCTACGTCAGCACCGTCTTTCTCGGCCTCGACCACAGTTGGGGCAGGGGGCCGCCGCTCCTGTTCGAGACGATGGTGTTCGCCGACGATGATGCCCACGACCTCATCTGTCGCCGCTATTCGACCTGGGAACAGGCCGAGCGCGGCCACATCGTGGCCCTGCGCTATGCTCGCCGGCTAGCGGCGGCCACGGCGGCGAGCACGCGCGGCCTTGCGTGACGCTGGGACCAGAACCTTGCGACGACGCGCCATGTTGTCCTCCTCCTGTTCTACCCACCCTAACTCATGTGGGACGCTCAGCCTAGTCCGCTAGCTCCCCTCCACCCGTAGCCGGAAAACTTCAGCCTGCGACGATTTGCCGCATGTTCAAAATCCCAAGTAACCAAGTAAACTACCAATCACTCGCAGAGAAGGAAAAACACCATGATCTTCAACCAGGTAGTCGATCACATCACCAAGCTCTACATGGCTGGCCTCCGCCAGACCACCTACCTCTCCGGCCCCCCCGGCATCGGCAAGTCGGCCTGTGTCCGGGCCGCTAGCGACGTGATCCGCGAAACCATCCACGACTTCCAGTTCCGCGCCATCCAGATGACGGTGGTGGACCCGCTCGACTTCGGCGGCCTCCCTGCCATCATTGACGGTGAGGCCCGGCGCATCAGCTTCAGCGATCTGGTACCCCAGACCGGCGCGGGCATCATCCTCTTCGATGACTTGCCCACCGCCCCGCCCCTAACGCAGGCGGCGGCCTATCGCACGGTCTACGAGCGCGACAACATCGGTGCCGACTGGATGATCGTCGCCACCGGCAACCGCGCCGAGGACCGGGCCGCCGTCCAGCAGATGCCCAAGCCCCTCGTCTCCAAGATGGGCTGGCTGGAGTTCGAGCCTGACCGCGACGGCTGGACCCAGCACATGGCGGCGACCGGCGGCTCTGTCCTGGTCCGCGCCTTCATGCAGCACGCTCCGATGAACTTCGTCAACTTCAAGCCCGAGGTTCCCGGCCCCTTTGCCTGCCCCCGCACCTGGGACGAACTGTCCAAGGTCTGCAACGCCTACGCCCCCGCCATCCCTCCCTTTGAAGCCATCAAGGGATGGGTGGGCGAAGGCCCCGCCACCGAGTTCGTCGCCTTCGCCAGCATGGCCGCCGAGCTTGTCTCGGTCGCCCAAATCCTCGCCAATCCCGACACGGCCCGTGTCCCCACCAACCCCGGCGCGCTCTACGTCGTGACCACCGCCCTCTCCTCCGCCGCCACCAACAACAACTTCGACCGCATCGTCCGCTACCTGGACCGGGTGGAGCCGGAGTTCGCGGTCTACACGGTTAGGTCCGCTCTCGCCGTCGATGCCGCCCGTCTCAAGGCCCTGCCGCCCCTCGAACAGAACCGCTACCAGCGGCTCCAGAAGAGCGGTGCCTTCATCCGGTTCTGCGCCAAGTTCCAGGACCTCCTGTCCTAACCAGTGAAGAAAGGAAGGTAGCCATGTCGTTGCTCACCGAACGCGCCATGTTGGTTCGCCCCTCGATCAGTGTCTGGCGAGGTGAGGTCCTCGACCGGGCCGCGTCAAAAGACACTGCCGAGCGGCACAAGGCCGACCGTCATCAGGTCAAGACCACCAAGTACCTGATCGCCAAGGCGGCCATCGACCCCATCCACACGGTGGCCAACGGCCTCCGTTCCTTTGTCCGGCAGGAAACCCTGCCGTGGCGCTGGGATGGCGTCGGCCTCCTCCCGGTCGAGAACTTCTTCCCCTTCACCGAGGGCTGGCGCATCCGCCGGATGGAGTTCGAGGCCGCCGTCAACGCCCTGACCCTGCGTTGGTCCCAGCATGTCGCCAACGGCCAGCGCGCCCTGGGCGACCTGGCTCGCGAGTTCGACTACCCGACCCGCGAACAGGTCCAGGCCCGCTTCAGCGTCAACGTGGAGATGTTCCCGGTGCCCGATGCCGAGGACTTCCGTGCCGGCGTGGCCGAGGACGAGGCCGAGGCGATCCGCCTCTCCCTCGTCGAGCAGAACAACGCCGACATCCTCCGCATGCAGAGCTTCATGTGGCAGGAGATGACCGATGCCGTCACTCGCATCGTCGACCGCCTCTCGGAGTACGAGAAGGACGCCGACGGCAAAGTGATCAAGGGCCGTATCCACGACAGCCTGATCGGCAACCTCTCCGAACTGACCGACCGCCTGAGTCGTCTAAACGTCACCAAGGACCCGGCCCTCGAAGCCATGCGTGTTGCCCTCTCCACCAAGCTCTGCGGCTACACGCCCGACGACCTCAAGAAGGACGACTACCTTCGCGAGCAAGTGAAAGACGAGGCGGTCGACCTCCTCGACCAGCTCCGCTCTGTCCTCAACCCACAGGAGTAGCCAGACATGGAAAAGACCCGCAAGACGCCTCTTACAGGCGCGGCCCGTAAGGACCTCCGCCTAACACTTGTCGGCAAGGCCCGCCGCGAAGCCTGGACCCCCATCATGGACACCGAGGACGCCCTGGCCCGTGCCGTCCTGGCCGAGAACTTCGGCTCCGACTGGCAGGAGCGGTTCGCTGCCGTCCCCGATGGTTGGCTGCCCACCATCGGCCACATCTACGTGGAACTCCCCTACTGGCTGACCCTCCGCTTGAAGGAGCCGACGCGCCTCCCCTCGCTCGTTCACGGCAAGCTGCCTGTCAGCGAGAGCCTCTTGGACAAAATCCAGTCTCACACCGCCGTCATCCAGAAGCACCACGCCGACCTGGAGGAACTGGACCGCAAGCTGACAGTCACCCTTGCCTCCATCCGCACGGTAGAGGCCCTGAAGACCTCTTGGCCGGAGGCCTACGACCTCCTCGACGAGAAGTGGAAGGCGGGCCTTTATCCCTGCCCGGCCTTCCCGCTCGAAGCCACCCTCGCCCTTTACACCATGCTGACACAGGGAGTTCGCTAGACATGAAGTACTACCTCACGATCGCACTGCTCGCCGTCGTCTACACCACTCCAGCCAAGGCGACGTGGGTCTGCCAGCGGGTTGGTAACACGACGATCTGCACGGACGCTATGACCGGCCAGCGGCAGACATGCCAACGCGTCGGCAACACCACCGTCTGCAACTAGCGACAAAATGCCGCGCGGCAAAGTGTCACATCGACCTTCGCCGCGCGGCCTAACATACTGCGATTGCTGCTGGTTTTGTGCAGAAGGAACCCTTCGATGAACCTCGATGAAGCCATTGCCGTCGCCGACCGCCGCATCCGTCGCGCTCGGTCCCACATGCTCACCACCCACGACGCCAACGGGAAATGCACCTTCGCCTTCTGGGCGACGGCGGCCCTCCACCTCCAACTCAAGCCCGTCCCCCACCTCGCACAGATGGTCGCCGGCAACATCGGCACCGACGGCACCTACATCATCTACGACCCGCTGGTCTACTGCGACAAGGCGCAGGTCAGCGACAGCCAACTCATCGCCACCATCGCCCACGAAACCTCGCACTGCACCAAGGGCGACGGCTGGCGTCGCGGCTCCCGCGATCCCCTCGGCTGGAACATCGCCTGCGACCAACGGATCGACCCGGAGTTGATCTTCCACGGGTTCGAGCCTCCTGACCACGGTTCGCCGGAGGCCAACGCCATCTTCCATAACCCTCAAAACAAGGGCAAGGCCGCAGAGCAACTCTACGAGGAGAACAAGACCAACCCACCCAAGCTTCCCCCCTGCGGCCTCGACGGCGACATCCACGACCCGACCGACCCCACTTCGGGTGCCGCCACCCCCCAAGAGAAGCGCGCCATCCTCGAAGACCTCGAACGCAAGTGGACCATCATTGCCCGCCAGGCCGCCGAGATCGCCAAGAGCCAGGGCCACCTGCCCGGCTCCTACGAGCACCTGGTGCGGCCGGTCAAGCCCCGCCTCAACCCGTGGGACCTGATCCGCTACTACGTCAGCATGTGCCGCAAGGACGACTACAGCTGGTCCCGGCCCAACCGCCGCAGCATCCACAGCAACCTCATCCTGCCCTCTCTCCACAGCCAGGGCATCGGTGAGATCGTCATCGGCATCGACACCAGCGGCTCATGCCGGGACCTCGTCCCCCGCTTCCTCGGCTTCCTCTCTCTCATCCTCTCGGAGGTCAAGCCGGAGCGCACGATCTTCATCCAGTGCGACACCAAGGTCCACAACGTCACCGAATACTCCCCCGACGACGAGCTGCCCCAGGAAGTTCCCGTCCGTGGTTACGGCGGCACCTCGATGCGGCCCATCTGGCAAGCGGTCCACGACGGCAACTACCAGCCGCGCTGTGCCATCGTCCTCTCCGACATGGAGATGAGCAGGGCCGACTTCGGCGACCCCCAGCCCTATCCAGTCCTCTGGCTCAGCGGCGAGCGCGGCAGCGAAGCCCCGTGGGGGGAGAACGTCCAGCTAGGAGACTAGCTCATGGACCTCCCCAATGCTGCTGTCGACCTCTTCTTGATGCTGTGGGGAAGCAGTCCCCACCGGGCGATCCGGTGGGACTACCCCCACTCGTCGGAGTTCATCGCCCTGCACAAGGCCGGCCTCATCGAGAACACCGGCTTTGGCAGCGACGGCGGCAGGGCACCCGGCTACGGGATGTATAAGCCTACCACAGCAGGCCGCGCCTACCTCCGTCTCAACAGTGGAGGCAAGAGATGAAAGGCAGCCCCGGACGCAACGCCTCTACCCCACGCCGCCGCCCCTCGTCCTACACCATCGAGCGCGTCTTCAAGGATGGCGCATACCACCACTTCATCGACACCCAGTGCAGCAAGTGCGGCAAGGACAGTCACTTCACCTGCCCCAAGGAAGAACACCCCGGCAAGATCGCCCACCACTTCCACGACCTCGGCTGGGACTTCGACCCCTACAAGCCCCGCTCCTGCATCTGCCCCGAATGTAAGAAGAAGCCCACTACACAGGTAGCCAGCGTCACAACCGTGGAGGAGAAGCCAATGGCAACCATCACCCCCCTCATGACAACAACAACAACCCCCCGACCGCTCACTACAGCCGAGAAAGCCGGTGTCCGGCGGCTCCTCGACACACAGTTTGATGATGAGGCGGGCCGCTACATCGAGGGCTACACCGACCAGCGCATCGGCCAGGAACTCAACATCCCATGGGCCACTGTCGCCGCCATGCGCGAGGCCGCCTACGGACCTCTTCGGGCCGACCCTCGCATCGACCGCCTCGAACGCGATCTCATCAACCTCAAGACCGATCTCGACCGCATCGACAAGAACTACAAGGAGGCCTTCATCAAAGTAGGCTCCGCCATCGTCGAAGCCGAGAAGACCCTTGCCGCCATCAAGGCATCCCAATGAAGGATTACCTCTGGGCCGCCGGCCTCGTCTTCTCCTTGATCGCCGCCGGCATCACTGTCGCCGCCGTCAACTTCCTCTTCTATCATTGGATACACTAATGAAACTCAACCACACCAAACGGGTAGCCATCCTCAACGAAATCGTCCGCCTCCACAACATGCTGACATCGAGCCGGCGGGACATCCCCACCTTTGCCACCAAGCGCCGCGAGCACATCGATGAGATGTTCGCCAAGCTGGCGTTCTTCCTCGCCCCCAGGTCGCCCCGCCGCCACCGCTTGTGGACAGACCTGCGGCCGCAGGACCAGGAGCGCCTGGTCAGGAAGCTTGCCCGCAAGGCCGACCGCACCACGACCCCCGTCAAGCTGCGGGACATGGGCTTTGTCGGCAACATCGACGAGCTTCCCACGGACAAGATCCTGGAGGCCCAGCCTATGCAGCGGCCGTGGCGCAGCCGCTACGCCGCCTCACCCACACCCCATCTGCCCAAGTACCTCGACCGGGGCGACCCCGTCCTCCTACCGGAGGGCAGCCCCGCCGAGCGTGTGCAAGAGGAGCGGCACAAGTTCCTGCGGGCCTTCCGCGCCCGCATCACCCCCCGCCCCAATGCACATGTCCGCGACCCTGAGTTCGTCGCCGGCCTCCACCCCGACGACGCCTGCTGGGAGTTGGAAGGCGAAGCCTTCCATGTGATCGCCAGCCGCGACATCTGCCGGCTCAACAAGCACTTCGCCGGCCAGCACTCGCTCTTGGCCGGCAACCTCTACCTCGTGGACCCGGAGGTGAACACCGAAGTCTGGTACTGCGCCCGGCTCCACTTCCCCCGCAAGGGCAACCCTACCCTCGACCGCTGCTACCTGGGCCGCACGGTCCTCCCCCGTAGCAACCAGATAGTCGTCACCCAGCCATACAAGACCGGGACCGCGCCCTTCATCGCCGCCCGCGACCTCTTCGCCAAGGCGATGGCCGACATCCTCTACCAAGAGGAGAAGGCATGACCTCGCTTTGCTCGGTCATCGGCGATCCGGTCATCTGGCCCCTGCGGCACGGCGACACGATGGTGGTCATGGTCCTCCACGGCCCCCAGGACGATGCCGGCGAATGCGAGATCGCCGGTGCCTGTTACCACGCCCACTGGTGCGATGTTCACCACAGGCTCGAACTCATCTTTTCCCCAGCTAACTTTAGCGAGGAGTCCCTCGATGCAGACTTCTAAGCCCCTCACTGTAGGCCCCATGCTGCTCAACAAGACCAAGTGGACCGGCCCCGACACGGTCACGATACCCCGGCCACGGGGCCGCCCGACCACGCCCGTGCGCCGTGACTGGCGTGAGTTCCCCATCGCCTACGCCGACCACCTCCGCGAGACACAGCGCACGCTGCCCCTCCAGCTCGGCCCCATGTCGTGGAACGATGCCCGCTTTGCCCAACGCGAGCTGCGCTACTTCTTCCGCGCCCTCGCCGCCCGCCGCCACGACCCCGAGGCAAGCGTCCTCTACTCGTTATCACAACGCCTGCGCATCTCCTGCCCACGGGTGGACGGCAACCCCACCCAGCACTGGGTGGTCCTCAAGCTCAACCCCCTCACCCCATGACGGAGCGCCCCATGTCAGCGAGTGCCAAGGATTTTACTCGTGAAGCTTTCCATAACTACGTCGAAAACAAGCGGCCAGCGAGTGATCTGACAACGCAAATTCGCAAACTAGCCGAAACCTTCGCATACCCTCTCCTCAGCGGGCGTGATGGACAGTGGACGGCCGAGGAACTTGAGCCCGTCTTGCGAGAGTTCGTCGCCACCGTCTGCGCCGAGGCCAAGGCCGAGCAGCACGCAGCGGATGTGAAGATGCTGCGGAACAATATGCACCTGTTCCTTCCCATCCACGAGGGCATGGACGTGGCGCGGCGCATCGCCGACTTCCTCGAACGGAGAGGTCCCAGATGAAGACCCTCGCCCGCATCACCGACCGGCTCCTTCACGCCCCCCGCCGCCAGGCCGACCTCGACATCCTGTGGCCGGCCCTCAAGGAGCAGGCCCGCAGCGTCGCCCAGGCCCGTGCCGCTTTCACAGCCCATGCCCTCCAGGATCCCGCGTGGCTCGCTCTTGGCCCCGAAGAACTCATGGTCCGCATGGAGTCCCTCACCTGATCACCAGACAAGCCACCGCCACGTCTCCGCGACAAGCAGCCATGCCAGAAGAGCCAGCGCCAGCATCAACAACATGCGCTGGCCCGCCGTCACGGTACATCGTGGAGGGCAACCTCCAGGCACCTGTTGAAGAGCTTCTCGGCCATCATGTCGCGCTGCTGCAACTGGTCCTTGAGGAACCACACCATCACCGCGATAAACCCTATGTTGAGAAGCGCCAGGATGAGGAAGGCGGGCGGCAGGGCACTGATCAGCGACGTGCCGATCCGGGCCACCGTCCCGCCATTCCCGTCGGGCATGCTGCCTCCCTACTTCGTGCGCCTCACTTGGAAGAACCCGGACACTACACCGAACCGATATAGCCGGTCCTTGTACCTGCGACGCGTGAGTCTCAAGTTCGCCAGCGCCTTGTCGAATAGCTCCGGCTCATAGACGGTCCTGGTGTCGCCGACTTCCATCTCGCTATAGCCCCAGTGATAGTACGGCCTCTTGGTCTGTTCTTCTATCATGCGACACGCTGAACCCGCAGCCCGATGCCGCAACGCAGTGCCCGGAACCGCTTGCCGGTCTTCCTGTGTAGGTAGGCGAGGGCCGAGCGGGCCGCCGGGAACGTCTCCCTGTTGGTCACATAAGCAGTCTCGCTCACCTCCATGGCCGCGAAGGGCCACTTAAAGGGCTTCCCCCGCCCTCCTATCGTGATGGTTACCGGCTCCACCGTAAGCTCGAAGCCGTTGACAATCCGAGTAGCACCCTCTTCCATTCCAATCGCTCCTCTTGTTTTGACAAACACAAAGTAGGGTTGACTTGGTTTCCTACATTCGAGTGTTTCTTCCCCCTAGTGGTATTTGCTGCGCGTGACGACGATAGGGAGTGTATAGTTTGTGTGTATATGTGTGGTTCTATGTGATATATTAATATTACACATATACACTAAACATCATTTCTAACAAGTCAACAACTTTCTTTCATCTGTTCCTTCGCCTGCCGCAGGAATAACCACTAGGTCAAACAAACACTCGAATACAGGAAACCAAGTCAATCCAACAAGCTGCTTGACAAAAGCGACAGCCGACTTCAAAGTCGCAAACCAAGCAAAAAGGAGCACCCCATGACAACCAAGCGGCGCTGGACTGAGTTCCCAGTATCCCTCATAGAGCTAATCCAGAAGTTCGAGGACACTCCCTCGGGCCGCCTCGCCAGCAACAACCTGTCCAAGTCCGACGCTTACAGCATACGCAATGAGTTCCATCGCTTCCGCCGCGCTGTCGCCGACGCCATAGAGCGAGGGGACGAGTCGTCCATCCTCCAGGAACTCCACGCCACCCTAAAGGACATGAGCCTTACCATCCACCCCCTCACCCCTGGCTCCTACCAGGTGAGGTATAACCGACATATTATCACCAGGAAGCTCCTTACCTTCGAGGCCTACGAGCCACTTGTTGACACGGAGGAGCCTCAAGTTTGACTTGAAATTATCCAACATATTCACTACAATATCGATGTTGGGTTTTCGCCTTTCTTCCATGTAGAGCGCGGCGATGACCTGGCTACCTGTGTAAACTTAGGGGGACCTCCCTCGTGGAGGTCCCTCCCTTTTCCAACCAAGTAAGAGGAGCATCCCCTAGATGACCGACGCGCAAGTAGTAGACCTCCCGACCGCTCCGGCCCCCTCCGGCAAGCGCAAGATCGCCAACGCGACCATCAATGGCTCCCATGTCGAGATCCAGTTCTCCGATCTCTACGGCGGTGCCAAGCTCACCATCGATACGGCCAAGACCGGCGACAACACGCGCGCGCTCCTCGCCGCGCAGGGTGCCGCCTCCGTCATCCAGACGGCCTACTCGGCAGCCGAGGACCCCGTGGCCGCCGCTACCTCCGCCATTGACCGGATGATGTCAGGTGACTGGCGGCCGGGTCCGCCGCGTGGCGAGCCTCCCATGGACCCGTTGGTCCAGGCCATCGCCGAGCACCTTGCCCACGAAACAAAGAAACCCTACTCCCCCGAGAAGGTGCTGGAGGAGTTCATCCCTGCCTACCAGGCCCGCCACGCCCTCACCAATGTCTCCGTGGCCCGCCGCCGCCTGCGCGCGCACCCCGACATCGCCGCGCGTGTCGCTCACATCGAGGCCGCCCGCGCCAAGGCCGCCTCCGACCGGGTCAAGGGCACCACCGTCGAGTCCTTGATCTGACCAAGAAGAAGGCCACATAAGCACAGCAAAGCCACGGTAGTACGGCACCCAATCCCCCCTTAAACCCCCGGGTGCCCAAGGCCCGCCATCACCCCCGATGGCGGGCCTTTCCATATCTGCCTCCCGTTTTAGAACGGTTCTAAGGGCCTCCAGCCACCCCACCATATCTTGATCCTAACCATGGACCTGATCCACATATAGGCCCGTGTGCCAACTTCCCAACCACCGTTCAATGGAAGGACTTCGTGTCTCCGGCCGTCGGCCAGGCCTCTCCAACATCTCCCGCCAACCTTTCGATGTTAGCATCCTCTTGATAATCTTCGACAACTCCCAAACAAATCCCTTGACACTCGAAATCAAAGTTGTATGATCCAAGGTTCAAACACCGGCATAAGCCGGCATCGGTTAACTAGCCGAGGCGCTCAACATGGATACCCTTTCACACGCTACTTTGCGTGCCCAGCTTATTCACTCCGCAGCCGTCAGGCTCTCAGCGGGAGACATGCCCATGACCTCACATGAGGACCGCTCCTCTATGTTGCGCCTACGTGTACTCAATGGCGAGGACCTCACCGCCGAGGAGATGCTCTACGAGGTCAACAAGATACGCGAGGGCCGCCGCACAGCAGAGCCGAGAGCTAAGGCACCCGCCCGTGTGAAGAAGACACCCGCCCCCAAGGAAGACCTCACCGATCTCCTGGACCAATCGCTATGAGCCGGGTCATCGAACATCCCTCCGGCCTCGTCGACCTCCTGCCCCCCTTCCCCGAAGTGTGGGACAGCAGCTCTCGGTCCGCGTGGGTAGCCTGCCCCCGGCAGTGGTACTACGGATACCTGCTGGGTCTGCGCAAGTCCGCCTTCTCTATCCACCTGCACTTCGGAGGAGCCTTTGCTCATGGTCTGGAGGCCACCCGCAAATCCTTCTATGTCGCCGGCATGGACGAGGTGAATGCCGTCAACCAGGGCTTCCATGCACTCATCAAGTTCTGGGGGGACTTCGAGCTGACCGACGAGCTGCGCCGGTCGCGGGCCGGCGTCAAGGACCTCAGCGCCTGTCTCGACGCCCTCCTCTCCTACTTTGAGACATACCCTCTGTCCGATGACCAAGTGATCCCCCTAGTCATCAACGGCGAGGCCATCATCGAGAAGAGCTTCGCCCTCCCGATACCAGGCACCGTCCATCCCATCACCGGCCAGCCCGTCGTCTACGCGGGCCGGTGCGACATGGTGGCACAGCACCGTGGCGGCAGCAGCCTCTTCATTGTGGACGAGAAGACCGCCAGCTCCCTTGGCACCACGTGGTTAGCTAACTGGCCCCTGCGGGGGCAGCTCTCCGGCTACGTGTGGGGGATGCGCTCCTACGGCATAGAGCCGGATGGCTGCGTGATCCGGGGCGTGGGCATCCTCAAGCAGGACATCACCCACATGCAGAGCATCCTGACCAGGCCGCCGTGGCAGATCGACCAGTGGCTCGAACAGCTGCGCCGCGACGTGACCCGTGCCGGCGACATGTGGACGATGGCCTCTACCCTGAACAACCCGCACCTCGCCTTCGACCAAGCCTTCGACAGCGCCTGTAGCTCCTATGGGGGCTGCGGCTACCTCGACCTGTGCAACGCCCCCTCACCCATCCCCTGGTACTCCGGTTTCGAGGTCCGCCATTGGGACCCCCTCCAGCGCGAGGGCGACATACCCTAGCGGCCAGCGAAGCGGCCTCAAGTAGCAAGCGCAGCAAGCCACAAAAGGACACACAGGATGAGCAACCGCACCAACGCCCTCGTCATGGGACCCGTCCAAACCGGCAAGACCTGGGGCACCCGTACCCTCCTCCCCGAGTACCCCGACATCGCCGGCAAGATATGCAAGGGCGCAGGCAAGATCGTCTGCACCGTCAGCCTGGAGCCGGGCTGGGAGGACACCAACGGCGACCTCACCTGCGACATGGGCATGCACCTCGTCTACATCCCTCCCCTCGATGTCGAGTGGGACGACCTCGCAGGTATCACCAAGCTGGTCAACTCTGCGACCGATGTGACCAAGGTCAACGACCCCAACCGGCGCTACTACACCCAGCTCTTCGACACCTATTCAGCCCTCAAGAAATACACCTGTCAGCGCTGCGGCCAAGAGTTTGGCGACTGCGCCAAGCTCGACGCGCATCATGCAGTGGTCATGGACGGCCTCACCGGCCTCTCCCGCAACTGTATGACGGCGACCGTCGGCCTCAAGCCCGCCAAGACCTGGCCCGAGTTCGATGCCGCCGGCCAGCAGGTCGAGAACCTCCTCCGCAAGTGCGCCTCCATCGACGCCAGCTTCATCTTGATTGCCCATGTCGACCGCGAACCCGACAAGGAGACACAGAAGACCAAGCTGACCATGCACACCATCGGCAACAAGCTGGCTCCCCGCCTGACCAAGGACATCTTCAGCGAGATCATCCTCGCCCGGCGCGACGACCGGGGCAACTTCTGGTGGTCGACCAGCGAACCCGACATGGACCTCAAGGCCCGCCGGCTCCCCTTCGGCGACCGCATCACCCCCGACTTCCGCCAGATATTAGCAGACTAACCCACGGCCCGGCCGGCAGGGCTACCACCAACGCCGGCAGAAAGGACCACTGATGGCACAGGACAACACCTTCGACACCAGCTTTGTCGAGACGGAGTACACCGGCGAACTCAACCGCTACATGGAGCCGGTGCCCGAAGGCGAGATGATGGCGCGCATCAACGCCGACAGCATCAAGGTCGAGCGCTTCACCAGCAAGGCCGGGAACCTCGTCACTCTCTGCCGCATGGTCTTCACCGTCGAGGACGAGGACGTGAAGGCGGCGATGCAGATGGACAAGCCGACCATCAACGCCAGCATCTTCTTGGACATGGAGAACGGGCGGCTCCAGACCAAGGACGACAACCCCAACGCCAACGTCGCCTTGGGCAAGCTCAAGTACGCCCTGCGCATCCCGGAGGGCAAGCCCTGGTCGCTGCGCCAGTTCGAGGGCCTCAGCTGCTTTATCAAGGTGGCCCACGATCCCAACCCCGAGGACATCGAGCACCCCTACAGTCGCGTGACTGGTTTCTATCGCGACCGCAAGGACGCCGGCGCAGCCCCCGCGACCAACAACCGGGGCCGCCGCTAGCAGGCAGGCTCTGGAGGGGACCAGCCAGGGAGGGGAGTTAGGGTATTCGCGATATCCTCCTCGTTGAAGCCGGCTGGTCCCCGGCGCTGCTCAAGAAAGAAGGTTGCGCTGCACAAAACCAGCAGCAATCGCAGTATCCTCGCTTCGCTCGGATTACGGGTAGCGAAGCGGCCTCAAGTAGCAATCGCAAGCACCGCCAAAGGTGCTGCACACACAGGAGCTAACCGATGCTTGAGAAGCTTACCCCTGGTCGCCACGTCCCCCGCTGCCTCCTTGCGACCCAGCCCCGCCGGCTCAAGCGACCGCTCGGCTGGCATAGCTCCATCGAGGAGGAGTGGCCCCTCGAAGTCGCCCAACCCTTGCCCTGGTCATGTGTACCGGAAGACCCGCCAGAGGTCCCCGTCGGCCGCAACTCACCCATACCCTAGGAGGAACACATGCCCCAGATCATCGCCTTTATCGGTCCCCGTGGCTGCGGCAAGTCCACCGCCGCCACAATCCTCACCCACACCTGCGGCTTCCTCCCGCTGCCCTTCGCGGCCCCGATCAAGGAGATGGTCGCCGCCCTCCTCCACTATCAAGGTGTGCCCCCTTACAGCATCCAGGCTATGCTGTTGGGCAGCCGCAAGGACGCGCCCTCGGTCTACCTCGCGGGTCAATCCCCGCGCCACGTCATGCAGACCCTCGGCACCGAGTGGCGCGACCTGATCGACCGCACCCTCTGGTCCGGCATCTGGCAGTCCCGCCTCAAACTCCTCGGCTCCCGCAATGTCGTCTGCGACGACATGAGGTTCCACCATGAGGCGGCTGCGGTGCGAGCGGCGGGCGGCAAAATCTTCACCATCAGCCGGCCCGGTCTCCGCACCTGTGACAAGCACATCTCTGAGCAGGAGTGGAAGGAGATCGAACCCGACGGCGTCCTGGTCAACGACGAGGGCCAGCAGGACGCGATGTTCGACCAGCTCTCAGCCCTCGGCATCGTCCCCCTGGCCACTATCCCGCACGACGTTCCCCTCCCCCTCGACATCCCTGGCTCGCTTCGCTCGCCATCGCGGAAGTAGCTGACATGCGTCTGATCCAAGAAGGGCCGCGAACACCTGGGGGAATACTTCTGTGTGGGGAAGCGCCCGGCCAGGAGGAGGATCGCTCCGGGCGGCCCTTCTCCGGCATCAGCGGGTGGGAGCTGGACAAGGAGTTGAGTGCGGCCGGCCTCCTCCGCTCCCAACTCTTCATCACCAACGTCTGCCATGAGCGGCCCCCCGGCAACGAGATCGAGAAGTTCTTCGCCACCAAGACCGAGGCCAAGAATGCCCCCAAGCTCGACACCCTAAGCCTTGCCAATGCAGCCTCTCGCCTAGCTGCCGACATCACCGTGATCGCGGGCCGGTGTGCTCGCCGCCCGGTGATCGAGGGCCTCGTCCAGCTACAGAAGGACATCGACGCCCTCCGGCCCCGCCTGATCATCGCCATGGGCAACACCGCCCTCTGGGCACTTACAGGGCACACTGGCATAAGGTCTTGGCGCGGCTCCATCATGGAGGCTTCGGGCGGCCCAGTGGATGGCAAGGGGATCAAACTTATCCCCGCTGTTCACACCGCCTCGGTCCTCCGTGAATACCAGTGGAAGGGGATCGTCATCCATGACCTCAAGCGAGCCCTTCGCGAGTCCCGCTACCCGGAAGTGCGACGGCCCACCTGGAGCTTCACGGTCCCTAGCTCGCTGCACGAGCTACGGGACTGGCTGGGAGACAACTTCGCGACGCTCCCCGAAGACGCCTACGTCACCGCCGACGTTGAGAACGACTACTCCACCGAACGTGTACATGACGCTCGCATTTATTGCCTTGGCCTTGCTGTTGATCCTCACACTGCTTGCTGTGTGCCTTTTGCTCATCGAGCCGGCGACAACCCCCATTGGTGGGCCTCTCCAGAGGAAGAGCGGGACGCCGTGCTCCTCCTCCGCGATTACCTGCGACGCCGGCCTGTCCTCTTCCACAACGGCCTCCACGACTGTCAGGTCATAGCCCACAACTGGGGTTGGCTTCCCCGCTTCACCCACGACAGCATGGTCGCTCAGCACACGCTCTTCCCGGCCCAGCTCGGCGGCAAGATCGACCCCATCACCGGCCGCACAAGCAAGAGCGGCAGCAGCTACAGCCTCTTATTCTGCTCCTCGATCTACTGTGACTACCACCGTTACTGGAAGGACGACGGCAAAGGCTGGGACCCCTCAATCCACGACGAACTCCAATACTGGCACTACAACTGCGAAGACCTCGTGAGAACACACGAGGTATTTGCTGCGCAGCGGCAAATGCTTCACAGCAACAAGCTGTGGGAGCAGTACGAGTTCCTGATGAGCCTCTTCCCCGCTGTCTTCGAGATGATGTTCGCCGGCCTCGCCTTCGACGATACCGCCCGCCGTACCTACCGGGCCGATGTCGAGCGCCAGATCAAGGAGGCTCAGGCTTGGATCAACGAGGCTGTGGGGCATCCGCTCAACGTCGAGTCCTCGCAACAGATGCAGCGCCTCTTCTATGAAGACCTCCGGCTCAAGCCCATCCTACACAGGAAGACCCGCCAGCCCACCGTCAACGACCACGCCCTTGAACGCTTCAAGATCGTGCGGCCCATCCTGCGGCCCCTGGTCGAGCGCATCCAAGCTGTGCGCTCCCTCGCCGTCTACAAGGAGAACTTCCTCGACATGCGCCTCAGCCGCGATGGCCGGCTACGCCCCGCCATCAACGTCGCCGGCCCCGAAACCTACCGCTTCTCGATGAACCACACCGCCCTTGGGGAGGCTGGGAATTTGCAGAACTTACCTCGGATGGAGGAGTAAAGCTGCAAGGGACTAAAGGGGAACGCATAGAAAGTTTCACTTTGTTACTGGTGTCATGAACAAACCTGGAACTGTAGGGAGTATCAACGACATGCCCGACCCATCCCCGCGAAACGTGACCCTGACAACTGCGCCGCCGATCTGCACCGACTGCCGCTGGTGCGTCATCGATGAAGAGCTTTACGAGGAGCCGCAATGCACCTCCCCACAACAGGTCATGTCCCTGGTCGACGGCAAGCCGCGCTGGCCCGAGTGCTATCTGCAACGCAACGAAAGCGAAACCGGCATCACCCATATCGACCTGTGCGGCCCCGACGGCGCACATTTCGAGGCCAAGGAAGCGAACGATGCCCTTCCAGCCTGACCTCCCCCCCATCCGCTCTCTCATCAAGCCAGACCCCGGGTGGGTATTAGTAGACGCGGACTTCGATCGCGCAGACGCCCAGATCGTTGCGTGGAGCGCCAACGAGCCGGCCCTCAAGGTCATCTTCCAAGAGGGCCTGGACGTTCACACCGAGAACGCCGCCCTGGTATCGGGCTGGGCCAAGAAGGTAGTCTCTCGCCAGGCGCTCAAGGCCGGCCTCCACCTCACCAACTACGGCGGCAAGGCCCGCACCCTGGCGGCCACGCTGGGCACCACCATCGCCATCGCCGAAGCCTTCCAGCACTACTGGTTTGGCAAGTACCCCGGTATCCGGCGGTGGCACGAGAGCACCCTCACCCTCCTGCGCCTGCAACATTACATCCGCAACGTCTGGGGGTTCCGCCGCTTCTACTTTGAGCGGCTCGACGGCCACAACGCCGAGGCCTTGCTACCGCAAGCCCTTGCTTGGCTCGGCCAATCGGGTGTCGCCATCGCCATCAACCACGCCATGCTCCAAGTGAGGGCCAAGTTCCCCCGCGACTCTGTCCGCCTAAAGCTACAGGTCCACGACAGCCTCCTCCTTGAAGTGCGAGAGGACCTCTGCCCCGGCATCTTCCCCGAGATCATCCAGGCGATGCAGGTCCGCATCCCTTTTGACGACCCGCTCTACATCCCCGTGAGCCTGAAGTATTCACCCAGCAGTTGGGGCGAGGTCCACAAATGGAGCCAAGCAGCATGATCGAATTATCTGAGCAACAACAAGCCGCCCTAGCCGCCATCAAGAAGTGGTGGGCAGACCTCCAACCGCCACAACCTACCACACCACCAACCCCGTTCAACGAAATCGACTCCCTCTTTGAGGACATAGCTTACAGCCACGAGCCGGCAGTCCCGCCGGGGCGGAGCCGGTTCTTCCTGCTCGACGGCGGAGCAGGGACCGGCAAGACCACCCTGGCCTACCATGCCGTCCAGGCCCTCGACCCCAAACCCATCGAAGTCTGCTACGCCGCCTACACCGCCAAGGCCGCCCGCGTCATGCAGGAGAAGGGGATGGAAGGCGCACGCACCCTCTTCTCTGCGATGTACTACCCACGCCACGACGAGAAAGGCAAGCTCACCGGCATCTTCGAGCCGGCCTTCCTCGAAAGCCTGGACCTCCTGGTCATCGACGAGTCCAGCATGGTGCCCGACCGCATGGTCCAGGACATCACTTCTACGGGTGTCCCGACCATCGTCCTTGGCGACCTCGACGGCCAGCTGCCGCCGGTCAAGGGCGATCCCGGCTTCTTCAACTGGAAGCCCGACTTCCGGCTGACGGAGCCGCACCGCTCCGTCCTGAACTCGCCCGTGGACCGCCTGGCCTGGCTGGTCCGGCAGGGCTCGCCCATCCGGCCACACATGGGCGACGGCGACACGGTCCGCGTCATGCCGCTCATGGGCGAGGCCGTCTGGGACATCATCACCGACCCCGACAACATGGTCATATGTGGGAGGCACAAGAGCCGCTTCGCCGTGACCCGCCGCTGCCGGGCCAAGGATGGCTTCGTCGGCCACACTCCCTGCCCCGGCGAACCCCTCATCTGCTGCCGCAACAACTACGGCGAAGGCTTTATCAACGGCCAGATGGTCAACGTCTGGCGCATCCACCTGGACCGCCAGGGCCTACCCTACTTCACCGCCGACTTGCTGGTAGACGGCACCGTCCACCCTAGCGTCAAGATCGCCCGCTACCACTTCGAGTGCCACTTCAATCCCGATCTCCTCAAGGAGACTAACCAGACCTGGAAGAACAAGGACCAGGTCGAGTTCGACTGGGCCTACGCCATCACCGCGCACAAGGCCCAGGGATCGGAGTGGCCGCGTGTCGTCGTTATCGACGACCGGCTCATGGCCTACGACCGGGACTTCCGCCGGCGCTGGCTCTACACCGCCGTCACCCGCTCCTCTGAAAGGCTAACCATCTTGCAGACCGGATCATGATGGCCAAACGACACTTCTCCGATTGGATCAAGGCCTTCGTCAACACCTTTGATGCGAAGACCGAAGCGCCGGCCCGGCTCCTGTTCTGGACCGCCGTCGCCACAATTGGTGGGGCGGTCACCCGGCGTGCCTACATCGACGAGGTGATCTTCAAGCTCTACCCCAACTTCTACATAGTGTTCGTCGCTCCACCCGGTGCCCTGACCAAGTCCACCACCATCAGCTTCGGCATCAACATCCTCCGCGAACTCGACCATGTCTTCCTCGCCGCCGACAACACCACTTACCCCGCTTTCATCAAGGACCTCTCTCAGCGCTATGTCGAGCTGCGCACCACCCTGGGTGACGATGTAGAGGACGACCAGTGGATCAAGCAATGCGCCGTAACGGCCGGCATCTCCGAACTCGGCACCTTCTTCAAGCCGGAGGACGAGGAGATGGTCAACGGCCTCACCGACCTCTGGGACTGCCGGCCCCTCATCATCAAGGATACTAAGTATGGTGGCACGGATGTCCTCGAACACCCCTTCTTCAACCTCATAGCGGGGACCACCACCAAGTGGATCAAGGACAAGATCAAGAGCCAGCTAGGCGGCTGGGGCCTCTCGTCCCGGATCATCTTTGTCTATGAGAGCAAGAAGACCAAGTTCGTGGCCCGCCCATCTAGGTTATGGTCCACCGGCGAGTTCGAGCGTCTGAGCCAACGGTTAGTGGAAGACCTCCGCCACATCTCCAACTTGGAAGGCCCAATCACCTTCTCTCCGGCCGCCGACGCCCTCGTCACATCGTGGTACGAAGCGCACTCCAGAAAGATGGCTGCGCACGCCGACTTGCCCGATGCCGATCCGTGGCTGGGCTACTTCTTCGCCCGCAAGCAAGCGCACATCCACAAGCTGGCGATGGTCCTCAGCCTCTCCCGGCGCGACACCCTCGTCATCGAGAAGATCGACTACGTCGATGCCATGACCCATGTCGATGCGGTGGAGGTGGAGGTCCCTTACATCTTCAAGCATGCGCCAGAGCCGACGGCCTTGGCCCTGCTCGAACACGATGCCCTGGAGAAGATCATCAAGCTGCTAGTGGCGTCGCCAGGTAACATGATCCCGCGAACGACTGCCTTTGCGGCCGTGGCCCGCACGGTGGATAGCGCCACCGCGAACCGTATCCTGGATGCCGCCATCGGGCGTGGCGACCTCCGCCAACGGGTGGACAAGGGGAAGACTTACCTTCTCCCCTGACATGATGGACTTTACGTCCTCCCGCACCTGGGCGCGCATCTCCTCGGTCAACTGGAACATCAGCGTGGCAGCGGGCTATTTGGGGGCGAGGACGCCGGCACTTCCCCGGAATGGTGCCGCGTCACATGCCGCCGCAGGCTAACCGGATGGCGATAGTAGTAGTGGCGGGACCTGTAGTGGTGCGCCCTGTGCCGGTGGTAGGCCGGCGGCTCCACATACTCCGCCGGGGCCGGCGGCGCATAGGACCCCACCGGCGCGATCACCGGGGGTGGAGGGGCTTCGACCGGAGCAGGAGATGTCGGGGCACAGGCCGCCAAAGCGAGCAGGCTAGGCGGCGCGAGGCTTCTTAGGACCTTCCACCAAAGCATCTCCCCGGCTCCTTATGTTGGACACGAGAGCGTCGCGCTCTTCTCGGAGGCTCTCGCCTACAATGTTGGCCCCGTAGCCGAGAGCTGCGGCATTCTGCCTCATGTGGATCATCGCCATCTCAATCTGCCAGAGCCGGATCGCGGCGTCGTTCAGGCTGTCGTCGCTCGGCATCGGGGTCCTCCCTTGGGGTCAACAGCTTGGCCCGCCCCGGCAACAGGCGCGCGAGGTCGCTACGCTGGATGATCTTTTCGACACTGGAACTGACCTTTTCCATGCCACCTCTTTACACGAGGCTCCCTCGTTACTCCAACTTATTCGACCGCCTCGCACTGCATCCAGGTCAGCTGGGGATCGAGGCCCAATGCGCCGCCACTATTCTGACTGACAACAAAAGTTAAGGCATCCCCGCCTGTGACGGGGATAATGCCCGTAACGAGATTGAGGTCGGTCGCCAGGCCACCAGTCGATGCCGTCACGGACAGCGCGGGGCTTGCCCCGCCGACAAGAATGCCGTTCTTCAAAATCTCGGCTGTCCGGCTCCCCGTGGCATTGGCGGCGAACTCGGCTTGCCCGGTGCAACGGACAAAGATGAAAGGCGAGTTCGCCCCGACCGTGACATTGGCGCTAGGTGTCGTGCCCCAGCCGACAGTCGCCGGCCCAATGACATCCCAGGGGATCGCGACGCTTGTGGTGTCGGGGATGCTCGTACCGGCACCAAGCTTGGCCGTGATGTAGCGCCGGCCCGGTGCAAGCTGCTGCCCTATCGCCGTGCCGCTGGTGTCCTCAACGCATACCGTAACACTTGGGCCGCAATAGTTGCCACCCAACGTCGCCTGTGCGGCACCCGGCGCAAAGTTGATGCCCACCGCATACGTGCCCGCTGCCGCCTGCGCCCCTATGATGTTGCCGCGCACCGTGACCCCGTACGAGGCCGGGACCGGATAGCCGGCGGCCGACTGGATCATGATGCCGGTCGTCGGCGCGACACTGTTCTGCACAAAGCTTTCGATCTGGTTGTAGGTGACACTCATCCCCCCGATGCCGGCGAGGTTGATCATGTTCGCTGCAGTCGTCGAACTCTCGTTGTGATAGATGAGGTTGCCGCTGATGTTGCCCTCGCTGATCCCCTTGATGTCGAAGGCATCCCCATAAGTACTCGTATTGTTGCCGATGACCGTTATCTGCGGGCGGCCCTGGTTCGCTGCCCCGGTGTACCAATGCACGCCGGTGCCGACGCCCACGATGCTGGACGTGATGATCTGCAACCCCTCCAGGTTGACGTTATCCGCATAGATACCAACGTTAACCGAAGTAATACCAACGTTGGTGAACTTGTAATCCGTCGGATGAATACTGTCGTTGTTGGCGATGACAAAGCCAAAGGGCGTATTAGTATTATCGGCCTGCACGTTGCCCGAGGTGCCAGCCGTTCCGTTGGACCCGGTGCAGTCGACATTGGTCACGTTGACGAAGTTAACATTGGTGAAGGTGACACACTGGGTCCACGACTGGTTGGCCGGAGTAAAGCCGATGAACCGGACATCCCGCAGATTGGCCCGCTTGTTTTCGCGGTTGAAGTAGCCGTTGGTCGTGTAGTTGATCGAGACGCCACTGCCAGTGTTGGTCGAGGTGGTGTATATTGTGATGTCGGTGATATCGACACTGTAGGACAGCGAAGTGTTGAGAGTGAAGCCGTCGGTCGCCCCAGTGAACTTCATACTCGATGTCGACTTGCCCGCCCCCCTTACGGTAACGCTGCGGCCAGTGGAAGTAATGGCGCAGCTCGACACATAGGTGCCGGGACCAAACGACAGTGACACCGGGTTGCCTGGCCCCGCCGCGCTGATCGCCGCATTGATCGCGGCGCAGTTGTCGGTGACCCCGTCGCCCTTGGCTCCAGGTATCCCCAGGCCGTTCAGGCTCACCCCACTGTCGGCCAGCAAGGTGCCGCTGGTGTTGTTCCAGCTGGCGGCATCCCCGACAACCGTGGTCGACGGCCCCAGCACGCCGCCCGGCGGCCCCGGGAACGGATACGCCGTGCCATTCAAGACTATCTGCAAGCTGGAGGGGGTGCCGCCGCTCGACGATCCCACGCTGATCGAGGCCAGCCCGGCTCCCACGTTGGGAGACATGCAGAAGTAGTGCCCCGGCGTCCCTATCGGGCTGTCCCACAGGCAAGCAAGCTCGCCGCCTGGGCCAGTCCCGGTCGCCGTCGCCGGGAACGGGTTGCCACTCTTGTTGGGCGGCGCTTGAAGCCCAAGCTCGTGCGGCAGCAATCCCTGCGGCCGGTCAGCCGCCGTACCCGCATCCATCACCGTGTTATTAGTAGACCACATGGTGAGATGCTGGGGGATCACGCCGCCTTGCTGAAAGACTTGGCCGGCGGCTTCGCCGCCAGCTCCGGCAACCAGGTAGGCAAGCAAACCCAGCCATCCAACATTGCGAGCGAAGCTCATGGCCGGAGCCTATATTCTAAGAGGATCATGGGCAGGACCACGCCCACCGAGAACACGCCGAAGACACCCGCGCTCCACACATCTTCTACCTTCCAGCCCAACGCGAAGGCCCCCACCACCGCCAGCATCATAAAGAACCGAACGGCCAATATCCGGCTGATCACCTCGAAGATGACCGCAACCTGCACCTCCCTAGTGCGTGGGCCTGCTTGAGGTGGAGGAGACGCCGGGCCGGTCGTGGGGGGCGGCCCCGACAGGCCGTCTTCGCTGGGGTCTCTTGATGAGCGCGGCCTCCGCCGGTCCGGCGCTATCCTCTCGCTCACCACTTCCAGCCGGCGCGGCTCCTCCGGAAAGCTGTTCTCGGAACTCATCGAAGCCGTTCCTCTCGTCGGGCATGTTGAGCCGGTTCTTGACCGCAACC